GGCGACCACTAAGAATGCATACTCGGAGTGTAGCGGAGTTTCAACAGGCGTGATGTACTGCCAGGTAAAAGACTCCACCGCAACGAGCCATTCGTAAATACACATTGATAGTGAACACAGCGCCAGTTGTGGCGACTTACGCAACAGCATAGGCGGAATAAGCCAAATCATGCTTTGCGCCAGGAAGTAAACAAACTCCGGGCTTGATGGCGTTTTGGTCAGGTAGTCAATGATTGAGCCAGCCAGAACATCGGACATAAACAGCGCGGGAAGGAACATGGCAAAAGCCAGTCGCCGTGTGTAAATGACAGCGCCCAAATACATCAGCGCCACAATAATGTCGAGGCTGGCCGCCATATCAGCGCTTACCGCGACCAGGAGAGCGTGAGCTGCCGTTTGGTTTGACTGCTGAGCCGCCCTGCTTTGGTTTCGGTGCTGCTGGTTTTGACTGTGCCATTTAATTAAATCCTCTTTATATTGGTGCTGAGATTGTATCACATGTTGACATGTGCATGCCCTAGTCATATGCTGCTGGGATGGATAAATGAAGAGGATTCCACATGACTCAGCAAGAAATAATACAGAAATTCTTAACCAGAGTTAGTTACCGAGACGGCCACTTTACATGGATAGATTCTGGCGGAAGGAAAGACCTTATCGGATTGACTTGTGGTGCAGTATCTCCTTCTGACGGCTATGTTTATATTAAATTTATGCAAAGAAGGTTTTTGGCCCATAGAGCCGTATTCGTTCTTCATCATGGCTTCTACCCAGATGAGATAGATCACATTAATAGGGTCAGAAGTGATAATAGGATTGAAAACCTAAGAGATGCAACAAGCCACAGCTACAACCTAGGAAATCAAAGCAAGCAATCCAGGGAAAAAACATCCATTTATAAAGGTGTATGCTGGGACAAGAGCCGGGGAAAGTGGATGGCAGGAATAAAGTTTGAAGGTAAAAGATATAATTTAGGCAGATTTAGCTCTGAGCTGGATGCGGCAATTGCTTATGACGAAGCGTCAGTAAGGCTTTTCGGTGAATACTCTCACAACAATAAAGCTCAATAAAACAAAGCCCCTCGCGGGGCTTTTTTATTAGCTCATTGACTGAGTGAAGCAACTTACAATCGTGGCATTCGTTCCTGAAAGCCTGTTTATCTGGAAGTACCAGCCGGCCGGAACATCGGCAGTTAACTGGCCGCCATCCTGCACTGCTGCGCCAACCATCAGGGAAATGCCAGTTATTCCAGATTCCCATACACCAACTGAGAACCCACCACTTCCTCCTGGCGCTACAGATGAAGCGCTCGGGCCAACACGCAACTCAACACGGTCATTTACCAGGCCAGCAACAGTAACTGTCTGCGTAGAGCGCGCATTAAGCATAACTTTAAATGTTTTGGTCAGGTCGGTGTGCTGGTACGGCGTAGCAACTGTAACAGTGCGCGAAACCATAGTCTGCGGAGTGTAGTTGGCACCATTGGTGCCGTTCGTACCATTTGTGCCATTCGTTCCATCGACAGCTTGATATGCCACAGCATAAGAGGTTGATGCGTTTCCGTCGGTCAGCGTCAGCACTATGCGCGTCCACAGATAGGTGCCTTTGATTATGGCCGGTATGGCCGAAGTCCATGTGCCGGTTGGCGCTGTGGTGCCGGAGGCTGATTGCTGATAGGTGATCGCCTGTGATGCGATTCCCACACCGTTCGTTCCGTTGGTGCCATTAGTGCCCGGGCTGCCTGGTGGCAACACAAGGTTTAGTGTCTGGTTAGGAGAATTTCCGGTGATAGTTGCTGCTGCTGGCCCGCTGGAAACGGTGCCGATGTTCAGCGTATTATTAGCGCCATTAGTGCCGTTTAGTGGCAGCGGAATGCCCAGATTAAGCACCTGATTTGGTGATGTGCCAGTGATTGATGCAGTTGGCGTAGCACCAGCAGGTAAGGCCGTCACTGTACCGATAGTGATAGTGTTGTTCTGCCCGTTTGTGCCGTTGGTGCCGCTAATGGGTAAAGGGATGCCGAAATTGATTGTCTGTGTTGGCGCGGTGCCGGTAATCTGCACTGTCGGCGTGCTTCCGGCTGGCAGTGAGGTTACATTGCCTACCTGTAACGATGCGTTGGTGCCGTTGATGCCATCGCGTGGCTGTGGCAGCGAGAAGTTGATGACCTGAGAGGGCGATTCTCCAGTGATGGTCACCTGAGGCGCTGTTCCTGGTGCTGATGATGTGACGCTACCGACGCTCAGCTGATTGGGTGGGCCGTCCGCACCATTCTCTCCATCCGCACCATCCGCTCCGCGCATATCATCCATGCTCATGAGGTTTTGCCAGGCTGAATCACCATCATGCTGCCATTGAACCCAACCCGCATTAACGCGCAGGTTAACGCTCCTCCCGTCAGCGCCTGAGATATCTGTCAGCGGCATCAGATTGCGCCACGTCGTTTCACCCACGTAGCGCCACTGAATATAACCGCTGCCTTCCTGCAACTCCACCTGTTTGCCATCTGCACCTGGAGTGCCGGGAGTGCCTCCGCCCCTTCTGTTTGGATATGACATATCGGTTACCTCTTATACACAACAGCAGATGCGGTAGCTGCGCCCTGAATTCCTACGAAACGTACGCGCGCCTGCGTGCACAGCCCATCCATCATTGGTGGAACGTATGAGCTGATTCCCGCACTGACGGCGGTTGCATTTAAAGGCGAGCCAACAGCAGGCAGCCAGTTCTGCGCCACAGGAAGGCCGTATACAAAAACCTGACCGGCAGTCGGAGTTACTGGATTGCCGGATGCGTCGAAGAACTCAAGGTAAACATCAACCTTGTCAGAGTCAGCACCCATCACAGGCGAATTATAATAAATGTCAGGTGAGTTAACCGGCAGCTTGGTTGAGCCTGTTGTGCCGTTAACGAGAACGTTATAGCGTTGTGCCATTTTGAAATCCTCATTGAATGGGCAATAAAAAACCCGCATTAGCGGGTTTAATATATTTCAAAATGCTACTCGGCGCATTAAGATTTGGTCTTTTGTGCTGTCTTTTCTTTCGGAGTGGCAACTTCGAAATCTTTTTCGCCATCAGCATTAACTTCAGCGACCTTTGATTGCCAGAAATCAGGCAGATCGTCATGAGTGAACTCTTCGCCAACTTCAAGCTGGCGCATCACTCCCTTCTCCAGAATGTTCAGGCCAGAGTGCGTCACGCGGTATTTTTTCTTAGACATTTAATTAAATCTCCAGTTAAGAAAGGGGCCGTAGCCCCTATCATCAGAGTGGCGTCTGGTTTCCGTAACCGTGGAACACTTTGCTACGGCCATTGTAATCCTTACGGATTTGCAGACCCATAGCGCCCCATACCAGGAAGTTAAAATCGGCATGTGGAGTAGTGCGCGGCTCAGCATAGGTAGAAACTGGCTGACCAACACGCGGACGGATGTACAGGTCATTGCGAACATAAGCAACAAACTGGTTACCAGTCAGCAGATAGTTAGTACCAATCTTACGGATGCGGCCAACGTCGCCAGTTCGACCAAAGCTCAGGACGTAATCTTCAATAGTGCCCGCCTTGAAGCCCTGAGAGTCAGAGTATGGGCGGCTCAGTGAGCGACGAATTGAAGGAGAAACCCAAACATCAACCGGCTCAAACACGTTCTGCGCATCAAGCAGAGTTGCCACCGTTGAATTGAAGAACGCTACAATCTCATCAGGCGTGGCAACTTGCAGGTCAATGCCAGAAAGGTCAATCTGAACCGTGTTTGGATGGTTGGTGATGCCGTATCCGGTATACACGCCGTTTACGTTCAGCGATGTATCGCCAGTCAGCAGGTATTGCGCCATATCCTGACGTAGCGCAAACGAGATGTTTGCCTGGTCGTCCAGGAACGGGTCAAAACCTTCTGAGCGCATACCTTCAACTTCGCGCCAGTTGCGGCCATAGCCTGATTTAAAGATTGGAATTACATCGCCGCTGTAGTCATAGCGAGTTTTATCCAGGTCTTCAGGAACCTGACCAGAGATGGTGCGAACCACTCGGCCAGCATCGGAAGCAATGCGGCTAATAGCCACAGTCTTACCAATGTCGATATTCGCAGCCAGGCCCATCAGGTCGTTCATCATGTCCATGCCCGCTTCATTGCGGAATACACGGGTAGTAACGTTATCAACTTCACGCCAGAAGTCACGAGTGATCAGCGCGGTTGCGTTTGTCTGATACTCGGCGCTCAGCGCCTGTTCTTTGTTTGCGAATACCTGGCGGTCAATGCCAAGCGCCTTCCACTGACCTGCAACTACTTTAGAGTTGGCAATCAGCGGCTTGCTAAACACTGCTTTCATGATTGTCATATTTATGCGCTCGCTAATTCTGCGTTACCAGCGCGGCGTACAGCTACCAGCTCTGGACCAGTGGATGAAACGGTGTAGGCTTCGTGTGCAAAGAAGATAACCTGCTCACCTGCAGCCGCTACCTTCAGAACGCCAGAAGCATTCTTTGACAGCGGAGTGTTTTTTGCCAGCACAGATGATGCCGCAACCAGCGCGTGATAAGTCACGCCGAATTCGCACATCAGAGCAACGCCAGTTGCGCCAGCAGGGACAGCCTGTGACACTTCCATGCCACCAATATAGTTTTCCTGCAGCAGCAGTGGGTATGCGTAAGCACCAGCAGTGGTTGCTGCAGCGAACTGGTTTGAACCATTCAGCGCAACGAGCGTGCCTGGCAGAACAGCAGCAGCCATGATGGCTTCCTGCACCTGTGGGTCATTCTTGCGGGCTGGACCGCCTTTGATGGAGCCGTAACGAATAGCCATTATTCAGGTGCCTCCATATCTGCCAGTGAACCCTTGGCGCTGTTAGTTTGCGGGTCGCCAGCTTTCAGCGGGGCCGCTTTAGTGGTCTGCGCAAAGGCGTCGCGCAGTGCATCGGCCTGGAGCGAGTTAACCACTGAGTCGGGCCACTTGAGTTCGGCAGTAATAGCCGCGCGCATTTCACTCTCTTCTTTCTTGCTGTTTGCAGTCAGCTGCGACTGCAATTCAGCGTTCTGAGCTTTAACCGCCGCCAGCTCGGTGTTGGTAGCGGTAAGCTGCTCCTGCACCGGCTTGAGCGCGTCAGCTAAAAGCGCCTTCATTTCTTCTGCATTCATTCCTGTTTCCTCGCTGTTAGTCTCAACCGGCTCAAGCTCGGTCTTATAAACGGCCTTAACCCGTTCACCGACGAATTGTACCATATCTTCCATGACCATGTAGGGCTGCATATATGTCTGGCCATCAAGCTCAAATCCAAAGCGATCGTCATATACAGCAACGATATATGGCCACATATCCTTACCGGGATTCTCGGCTTTAATCAGCCCGCGAATCTGGCTGGTGATATCGTCAAAGCTCAGTTTATTGGTGAGGAAGTTTGTTGCTTTCTTAAGCCAGGTCATCTTATTTGCGCTCCGGTCAGGTTCCTGCGACTCATTTAAATTAACTGTCATGCGCTCGATTTCCTGACCGTTGGCAGCAAACAGGCCAACACCGTCCGCGGGGCGTCCAGCACCCGGGGTGCCGGGAGGGAGAATTGCGAGGTGGTCCCACTCCATGTTGCTTGCAATATGCTTGTAAGCTTTGCCTTTAGAGTTGCCAGCCCCGTCCTTTTTATTTAGCAGCAATCCAGTTGACACATCCAGAGGCTCAGCCTCGACGTTGGTCATGAGATCATCAATTCGTGAGATAAGCTCCCGGCCCTTGTCGCTTGTCGATGCAATTCGCTCGTTAACTTTCAGGTCAACAAGAGGTTTTGAGCCATCGTGCGAGGCGTTTTCAATCCACGCACCCACATGGTACTGATTCACCGCACGCACCTCATTGGCCGATACATACTTGCCATCGACCTGCGGGTGGTCATAGGGAGCAGGCTTGCCATTCAGTCCCTGATAGGATTTGCGAATCTCATCGCCGGGATAAAGAATTCCGTTCATCACAATATCATCAACAACCGGCACAACGCCGCGCACAACAATGTGTGAGTCACCATCGATAATCTGGCGACTGATATTGCTGGCTGAGTTGATAGTGGTCAGGACGTTGACCTGAAGTTTGTTGCTGGCGTGCTTGAACTTTTCCGCCTGCGCGAGGCGGTCTTTTGCTTCCTGCTCCGTATCATAAGAGCCCAACTGCTGCGAACCATCGGCGGATTTAACCACCCATTTCTCGCCAATCTTCACAATCATGGTAATAGCCTCATGTGCATTTAATGCGCACGATTGTATCACGTTTTATTTATGATAAACGGCATTAGTACCCATGAGGCAGCGGCAAGCAGGAATATGCCAACCGGATTAACCAGGAAGCAGGATATGAAGAATGAGCACATTGCGATAGACAAGGCTTTCATGTTGGATTCCTCCGTTTCTCATGAAAGCCTGGACTATTATTTGAGTTATGGGAAGGGGATTTATCTTAATCGTCCAGGCCATGAACTTCATGACCGAACACGATCAACAGCATACACATCACAGCTATTGCCACGTAAACCAGCAGATGCTGGAGGTCTGTGGATACTGCTGCGCGAACTGCGCTGTATGCTGCGGTTGCGATGAATAGGTTAATCATAAATATTACCTTCATGTCGGAGTGGGATGACGTTGTTCATGATCGACTCCTGAAAATAAACAGAGGCCATAGCGCACCTACAAAAAGCGCCATTGTGACCAAGTGTTTTCGATAATTAAGTTGTTGCATTCGGGTATGTGACCACTCAGCCATCATTCCGGCCATGAATGCGTAAAATAAATAAAAAACAACGTATATTGTCACTGAGTTGGCCCTCTTGATAAGCGCGCCGATTTCGCTGTTTCGTTATACGATTGATATGATATGCATTTGTTTTCAATGTAAATCCGCATGGCAGCGGACTCATCGCCATTTATGATGTGAATTCTTATTCGCTCTAAAAGCTTTTCTCGCTTTGTCATGATTACTCCAGTCCAGTTATTCTCTGGCATATTTGACCAAGTTTGGATGTTGTCTCAAATCCGATTTTTCCCCTGAACAGCCACTGGAAAGGAATGGTAATTATCCAGATAGGGACAAACCATAAACGATTTAAACGCTGCCAGAATTTAGCATCGCGCTTGCTCTGCCATTCGGTATTATCGACAACCTGATATGCATATCGCTCAGGCCATAAGTCGTCTTCAGCCCAAGAGTTTTTATCGCCTTCACACAGAAATCTTGATATGTGCTGCCAGTTTTCAAACCCTTTCTCTTTGAGTCTTTTCTCAAGCTCTAACCGGTAAAGCACCGGAACCCAACCTCGGCGATAAATCATACTTCCCCCTGCTTGCTTTTCAATGCTGCCTGCCAGGCATACCATGCAACATGAATATCCCAAGCAAAATACTCGCCGTCATCGTTACCGCATATACTTAAATCAACGAGGCTACCAAACTCATCTTTCATGGCGTTTTCAAACCTCTGCCGCTCCATCTCATCGTTACTTGCTTCACTGGCGGTTAGTTGGCGCATGAGTCCTCCCTGTTAATCTTTCGCGAAGGGTTAATTTCCGGTGGCGGTTAATTGATTCGCTTGAGGCTATTTCGACAACAACATAATCACAGGTGTCGAAGCTTTTCTGACGCTGCATTGCGAGATGTGCGGCTTTCTGATTGGCTTCGGTCCTGTCTGTAGCTTCGAATTCGTGAACATTAAAACCGTTACTGTGCACGTGCCAGCCGTGAATAACTGCAATGAATTTACTCATCCTAAACCCCTCCCCCTCTCTTTGGTTTAACGATCAGCATGTCGCCAGTCGTCGTGGAATACTGCATTCTCTATCTGGTCGCCAGCAATCAAGCCCCGACACTTCGCGTATAGCTCATATCGCTTGTTGTGCCACTTTTTGCCAAACCATACATCTTCTATTCTTTTTCGAGCCTTAATGGCAATATCATGAGTTTTCATTTTTGACTTTCCATTCACTGCGAAGATTGCTGCTTAGTTGACGCTCCCACATAGGAATCAACTTCTCCAGGGCCTGCTTGTACATCTCATCATTAAGCGATAGCTGACCTATTTGCGCCTTGGCATACTGGAGTCTCTTGAGTAGCTCTCTTGCTTTTTCGAGCGTTAGCTGTGGCATTATTTTTGCTCCTGCATCATCAGGAATACAATCATGGCGGCACGGAGGGGGTTGTCATGCCGAATTCGCTCGTGCTGCCAGCCATATGCAGGTTGAGCCACCCATTTACCGCCGTCTTGAGGTTGTGCGAACACATCCGCCGCAAGGCAAATCATGTGTTTTTCAATAATCGGCCCGGCATCAGCCCATGAGTTGCAGTAATTTTTTAACTGAGTGCCGTAGCTTTGCTTGCTGGTTTTAACTACCAGCCCATCCGAATTATCAATCCATCGAATGTCGTAATCTTCACCAAAAACTAGCGTATATTTACCACCGCATACAATGAAATTATGAACAAGATTATTTATTTGGTAATCATTCAGTTCGGAATAATTCATTTTTGCTCACCATATTTATAATAGACATTATCAAGGCGCGGATGCACTCCAGGCCATGAAACCATGCTCTGCTTGTTTCGGCCTATGCGGTTGCGAACCTCACGCAGACGCTGTTGTACAATGTTACGCTCACGGTCAAGCAGGTCTAATTTTTCAATCAGCGCCTGCTCCTCGATTTCATCATTGCTTCGTTCTGTCTGTGCTGGCATATGCTCATGCTCCCGTAATATTTGATGGCGATTTTTTTCGCTGATGAGGTAGTTATCCTCATCACAAAACTGAATTTCCTTCACTACGAAGAATCTTGTCAAAACCTTCGTAACACTGGTTAATTTTCTTATCGAATGCTTCAAATGAGCTATGTTGGCCGTCACGATACGCTGCCTCCACCCATGCTGTGATGCTTTGCTGAACATTTGCAATCATATCCTCGTCAGCGCCTAGCTTGTTGAGACATTGCAGCGGATACATGATGGCCTTTCGCTTTATATCTTCCAGGTTGCTTTCCACATTCTACTCCTCTTTGTGATACAATCTACTCCATCGCTTGACTTGATACTATATCTACGTCACCATAAGCGCAAGTTAATTTTGAGAGGGAGTAATGGGAAAGAAAAGAAGTGAGCCGATTGATGCGCTGACAAAGATTGTAACGGAACGCCAGCCAATTACGTTGCGCGGCGTTCGCCAGTATGCGGCATGCTACGTTGGCATGAAAGAATGGACGCGCGAAGAGATGTATGACTTCATCCGCCAGAATTTTAATGTGGATGGTGAGAATAAAGTTACTTTGAGAGGTGAGTGATGGCTAATCTCCCTGGATATCAGCCGAATGTGAACGCAAGTGGCGGCTCAGGTGCGGGCGGCTCGACAGCACCAAAAAAACCAGATGGCACCGAGCCAGGGCCTGTTATTTTTCAGTGCCAGGTTTGTGGTGTGGTCAATAGATATGAGGTTTTATCAGAAGTCCCTCCCGGCACTGGTGTGCTTAATTTGCCCTTGGGGAAATACAGCCGCCCATGCAAAGGCATTACAATCGATGTGTACGATGTGCTGCAGGCGTTCGAAGTAACCAACCCGGCACTACAACACCTGATTAAGAAAGCACTATGCGCAGGCCTGCGCGGCCACAAAGACCGGCAGCAGGACATGAATGAAATCTTAGAAAGCGCCAGGCGCGCCATTGAACTGGAGAGCAAATAAATGCCAATCGCAAAGCTGTCAGGTGAATGTTTATTAAATGGCGCTTGCGCCAGCTTCGAATCAACCCACCTTAATATTAAAATTGCAGGAAACCGTGTTGAAGTTCAGTATACGCAAGGTGTCGTTTCTGTTGCTCAAATCAGTGAAGCCATTGATAATCTTGTCTCCATCAATAACCTGATGGCTACCACTCATGATAACAATCCATTCAGAGGTCTACAATGCCATTCTTAGACATCACCAAAGCACAACTGACCAGCGATTACAGTAATATTACCGATAACTCCGCATTAATTTCTTCAATCTCAACATCAGGCGATGCTGTTCTGGTGGTTAGTAAAGAAACTATTGCATATATGGTAACCAACCTTTCTCAGGCAGGCGCTAAACCCGTCCTACTAAGCAACTCCAGCAATTACTATAAGCTGGGCGACTATGCCGATGGCAAAGTCAGTGCGGAACTGGTGCGGATTGTGGAGGCGAAAGATGCGTAAGCTAATTGGTTACGGAGAAGGTTAAAACAAAGCCCCTAGCGGGGCTTTTATTTTGCGATGCTTTTAGTCTGCCTCGTCGAACTTAACACCTCCATCCAGCGGTGCCCTGAAGTTGCTGAAGGTCATTTTCACACCGTCAACAACAATCTCACCACTCAATACAATCCACGCCTTCTCCGCATTGCCATTGGTAATGTCATAATCAATCGCTACGCTAAATTTCTCACTCATAGTTACCTCGCATTGCTGTAATAATCCTGCCACTGGTAAACCTGAAGCCTCAGGGACGCCGCACACTTCGCATTATCAACATCAGCCTGCAAATCAGCATCACTATCCGCTCCAGCAGCTACCAGTTTGCACGGCTCACTTAGCATTGAGGCTGACGGCGTTGGCAGCGTCGATGGCCTGCTGGCGCAACTGCACAGCAGTATCGTCAAACTTGCACACAGTACGATTCGGGTCTTGGACATATTTCACCACATCACGGTAGACGGTACGGTATTTGGTTTCGGTGACAACCCGAACCTCTTCGGCTTTGGCGTTGCTCTTCTCCTGTGCGGCATCTGCGCGGGCTTTGCGTTCTGCGAATTCTTTATTGACCTTATCTGAATGTGCAGACCAGCCAGACCGATAAGCCCATAAGTGAGAGGCGGTAAGCAGTGCAAGAATAACGCCAGCAACAATTAATTTAATTTGCGCTGTCATCTTTTGTTACCTCTTCTACTTTCTGCTCTAGCTGCTTCTTCTCTTTCCGGTTAGCTACATTACGACCAATAACCATTGAGCAGAAGAGAGCGAACGCAATTCCCTTGGCGTAACTGGGCGGAATGGCGCTCTTGATTTCATCGGGCATGACTGACCAGAGATTGTTCAGGTCTTGCGGGAAGGTGACGAACCAGCCCACAATCATACCCCAGATTGACATCAGCCAGGTGTTGAAGCGCTTCATGCAATCCACCCTCCGCAAAGAACAAAAACACCAACAGTCAGCTTGGTTGCTTCGTATGCTTTCTGTTGATTCCGATAATATCGGCGGTGACTCTTATATAGCCCCCTATACTCCCACAGCCGCCACTCTATGGATTTAAGCGCGTCCGGCATCCATATGGAGATTAAGAGAATCATGACATGTAAAGCTCGCGTTCAGCAGCACGGCGGCGAATCAGCCCATTCATCACCTTGCCGCCAGCATTGCGCCATACGCCAAACTGAGCAGCGGCGCACTGCCAGCATTTGGCATTATGCTTGCGTAGAAGCGTGGATTTGGTGAAGTTGCCGAGGCCAATGTTGTATGCCAGCGATACCATCGCATCGAACTGGTGCTGAGTGGTCTCCACAGTCAGGGCATTGCTCACGCCAGCTTCAAATTTTTCAACGTCATGGCGCAGGCAATACTCAGCATGATTCGGTGTGATAGTGTCTCCCTTGGCAACCTTTGCTCCTGATGGGTAAACTGTGGTGCCATAACCAATCGTCCACGGCTCGCCGCCTGTTCCTGGGTCTGGGTATGCTTTAAGGTTGATACCTTCAAACTGCTTAATCAGGTCGATACCTTTCTGTGAAATCTTCATCGCTCACTCCTCGCTCAACTTAAAATAATTCTATCATATTCTACTGCGGGCTGTTGACATCTACTGCGGGGGCATCTAATCTACTACACATAGAGCGGCAATGGTGCTGCGGAGGATGAGATATGACCACAAAAATCGACATGGCAGAAATCAAACAAATTTTTCTGGCATGCAATGCACGTGAATCTGATTCTGCTCTTGCTGAAATTCTTGCTCAGTGCAATGAGCAGTCCGGAATTCAGTATTTTGATATTCATGGCAATAAAATGCCAGTTCGCTTTGCTGAGGATTGGGCTTACTTCTTTGCCAAACAGACCGCAGAAGAGCAGTCTTGCGATTTTAACTATTAGAGCACGTGATTCAAATGAAAACATCAACCGTAACCTGGTCAGGCGCTCGCTGGAATGTTATCCCACTTGCGTGCGGATATCTCTGGCGACTGGTTAACCAGAACGACCATCGCAAAGCAGTAACAGTTAACCACGAAACGCTGATTCAGATTCAGCATGGTAAATAAGCATGAAAGTGGGTCAGCTTGTTTGCCAGAGGTTGCGAAATACGCAGCAGGTTATCGTAAATCTAAAGACATTGTGACAGCGAGGTGAGCGGCGTGATTGAGCAGCTTATTTTTTACATGACACAGGCATCGCCTGAGCTTCTTGATAGTCGTCGTGAATACATCGAACGGGTCATTGTAGGAAAGCTTAAACGTGGCATTGAAGAGCAAAAATTATGGACTCCTGAATTTGCAAGTGAGCCTGATTCTCAGGAGCTAATCACTGCTTATTCAGAAGGTCTGAAGTTCTTCACAGAGAAAGGCTTTAACGATCAGGCTGCCTAACCCGCAGACTTTTTTACTGGAGCACTCCCATGATATCCACTGAGAATTTTTGGCTAGGCTGGGCTGTCTTTGCGGTTATGGGAGTGTGTGTTTATGCGTTTGTTTAGGGGGTTGTATGAATGAGTTTGGACCATGGCATTATTCAGAGGTTTTGGGTGAGGTCAGAAGCGAAAGCGATGATGTTATCGCTCAACTTTTAGTTAGCGGTAAAGAGGATGAGGCGGGAAGGTTGCTTGCCGCAGCACCAGAGCTTCTTGACGCGCTGCAGGAAATGGTAGCTATCGTCAAAAAGCACACGTATCCGCAACCGGACAAGCCTTCTTCGACATGGGGCCGGATGGAAGCAGCGGAATCACTAATCGCCAAGGCATTGGGCCAATAACCACTACAGGAGAGAGAGTGATGCAAGAATTACCAATACCCAAGGTTACATGGACACTTCACAAAGACAGGAATTTCTCTGTACAGGTTGTCGGGTGGCACAGCGGAACATGTTTTTGCTGGAACGTTTACGCAAACATATTTGAATCTCATCCATTATTTAAAAGCACAGAAGGCATCCATTCGTTACCAATGCACGGTGGAATCACTTACGACCAGCTGATGACCAATGGATATATTGAGAAGAAATATGAATGGCAGAAAGATTCTCAATATCGCGTTATTGGCAGTGATTATGCACACCTTTATGACAACTATGAAGAATGCTCGCCATCTGACGGCATTCCATCCCGCATACTGAGTGATGCAAACGAGCTAATAGCTGAGCTTCTTGAGCGCTCACCTGATGAGTGACACCGTAAAGCCGTCTGCTTAGACAAAACCCGCCATGCGCGGGTTTATTTTTTCCTGCTTCCGAACCATGCCGATTTAGCCTCAGCATATCTCTCCTTCGCGCGCTCGGTCATCTGGGGTTCTCCATCGACTATCAACACCTCAGTGTTGCCACAGTGGCAGTTATAGCGATTGCCATCACGCGAATAAAACTCAGCGACTTCTTGTGGTGAATAAACGCCACCATGCCTCTGCGCGTGCGTAACGCGGGTCGTAGGGATTAGCGCTGAAGACCAGAGGATTGCCACATTCAAGCCCAGCAGCACATTGGCCTCGGTCGACTCATCCTGCCTGGCCTTGCGTAGCGCTCCGGTTATTTCGGTCTGCGCCAGCTGCTTCGCGTAGCTGTGGCTCACATCCAGGCGCTTAACGATGTCATCCTTGACGCCTACTGGTGACTTTCCGGTTGCGATGCCTTCAGTGATGACGCTAGCCAGTTGCGCACGCCCCTGGTCACTCAACCCGCGCCAGTCGCTGTAGGTGGATGAGTATGCAATACCCAGGCGGCGCATGTACGGCTCAGAGTAGAGGATGTCGCTGATGGTGCGCTGTGCTGCATAATCAGCGCTCATGTTAGCGAGATTGCCCTGCGCCAGTCTCACTCCTGACTCATACGCGCCGCTCACATCGATGCCAATCCATAGCCGATTATAGTCAGCACCATCCAGCAGAACCTCATCTAAGATGCGCTGGATTTCGTCGCTGATGGATGCTGCACGCTGGGCGCTGAAGTCGTACTGGTATCCGTAGCCTTCAGCATTGACCTGCACCGACTGAATGCCATCGAACAGTTCAATGATGCGGCGCTGTAGCTCCTTGTATTTATCATCCAGCACCTTCCATGCAGCACCGACCCGACGATTAGCGCCCACAGGGTCAGTGGTTGAGGTGGGAAGGCGCGGCGAAGGAATCCGCGCATTGATTTTAAGCAGTTGCATCTGGTGCACTCTGTTGCTGCTGCGCCTGAGCCTGAGCCTCTGCCGCCATCTTCATACGCATGGCCAGCATTGCCTGAGCCTCTTTAGGCGTCAGGGCCTCATACCCCGCAGCGCGGCGCAGCTCATCAATGCTGAAAGCTGTGATTTCACCGGCCTGTGTGCATTTATAATTAATGTCAGCCAGCTTGGATGCCAGGGTCACCTTTTCATCGTCAGTCGGGGCCAGCAGGTCATCCCACTCGATTTCTATTTCGGATGGCGCGGGGTTTACGATGCCGAACTTAGTCAGGCGCTCAATGATGTTGGCGATTAGCCAGTCCAGGAACCCGGCGCGGCGCTGCATTGCGCGGTTGGCTGCATCTGTCTTATCTTCATCCGAGGCAAGGCGGCCTGTCTGCTGTCCAAATACGATGGTGAATGGCAGCTGAATTGACGCGGCAAACTGGTTGGCTGCTACCGTCCAGGATGGCTCCGGATCTGCTGGAGTTACGCTCAAAACCTTCACATCAGCACCCATCGTGAACATGGCGGCATCAATGGCTTCGTTAAGGCGCGCCACGTCTTCATTGAGCGTGTCACCCAGCTCATCCAGAGTTACACCCATCTGCTGAGCAAGGGACTGCGCACTAACGTTTTCCTTGTTGTAGTTCACGTTCAGCTGGCGGCTGGCGTTCTTCAGGAAACCTTCTGCGCTTGAACCTGAAATCTTCGCCATGTCGATGAGGCTATTGAAGCCAGCGCGCAACAGTGGGATGCCGGAATAAATCGAGCCATCCATTGCCCCTTCAGCCAGCACGATAACGCGGTCAGGATGAATCTTCACGCTGCGCTCTGGCTTGCCATCAGTGTTCAGACTGTCAACATATGACTCCTGATACTCCCACATTTTAGGTTGACCGTAGTTGTCCGACCTTTCATCATTGTCCCACTCAGATGGACGAATCTGCTCCTCCCATGCCGGGATGAATCGCGTAATTGCGCGCCCCTGGGTTAGCCTAGTTTTGCTGGTTGCTACTGGCTGGTCCCACGGAAGGCCGTCATTAATCTGCATGATGATGCACGAGTAGCGGTTAACCAGGTTGCGGCGGTCAGCATCTTTGATGAAAGGCCAGAGTCGCTTCATTACGCCGTTGACTTCAGTCTCCCATGTGGTTTCAGCTTCATCATCCCGGCCTTTCTCCAGCACTTGCGGAAAATTAGACCAGCACTTATCCAGAATGCGATGCACACCTGCGGTAGCTGCTGGATGACGCTCGTAGGTCTGTCGGAACATCTGCGGGGTGATTTCTTCGGGATAGCCGAGCTCAGAATAAATCCGGTCGTGCTTCTGGTCTGCGGTCTGCGCAAATCCACAGCGTTCGCGCTCAATCAGGCGATTATTATTCGCCACGCGGTCTTTGATGTAGGCATTAACTGCATCGATTTTGGACATAAAAAATCCCTCTGGGTTATGAGAGGGATTGTATCATGATTACACTCATGCAATCGTTGAGGATATCGCTATGCAACAATCCATTTGTCTGCTGTGGTGTATTTTATTTTGCCCGCCTTGCGGAGCGCCTGCAATCTGCGGTCAATAACCCTGAACGCTTCGCCGCCACTTTCATTTGATATCCTGTCCGCCTCACCAAAAACCTCACCGCCACCTATCCTGGAGAATGTATTTTCTCCCGAAGAAATCTTTTGGAAAATTAGAGCATCAATAGTGCTGTAATCAACCTTTTTCATCAAATCCACCCCTTAGCATAATTCGTTATTTGAATACCACGACCACATTGCCGATTTAACTGGCTTGCATAGTCTGGCTTTCAGTTCGTTCAGCTTGTCGCTGATTGAACCCCACTCCGTCATTGGAACCAGTCGGACAAACCTATAATCCGCGCCTGCCCAGAAATAACCCAGCGTCAGGTCGATATACTTTCCGCGACTGTCTAGGTTGATATAGTGTGCCGTGGCATACGCATCATCAAGCACCACACACTCAACAACAGCGCATGCCCTACCATCACGCACGGCATTAACTGCATTGAGATGGCATGCATGATTGTACATGCCTGCACCATCAACCCATGACATTTCCATCTTCTGCGGAAATGCCTTATCAGCAGCATCACGCACTTTCTTTTTGATGTGAGCCTTCAGCACTAAATCCACCCCTTACATTTACAATAAATGTCATACATGCGGCTATGGCTTGCGCTTGCCATGCATTTCATTGCCCTTGAACTTAATGACTGGCATCATGTTTTTTGCAGCGGCCAAAATTTCAGATGCCACCTTAGCCATTGCTGCTGCAACTTCATCTTTGCCGTATCGGATTTTTTTGTATTGCATATCGCCTGTTTTGTCGTTCACTTCTTCTCTCCCGTCACCGCGCCGCAGCGCTGGCATACGGCCACATAATGATAGTAGTAAGTTTTCTTTACCCGATGATTACGGACCTTGCCAACAAACTTATGCCCTAAGATGCGCCCCATCAGGCCGGTGCATTTGCTTGTCATAGAGCGCCCCAGTTACGCAGAATGTTTCTGGCCGATGATTGCGGATCGTTGTTCCACCATACTCCCTGCATATAAAATCTGACTTGCCTGCGGCCTTCCATTACACCCATAGATACGCCTTTACGCGCTCCGTGAAAGAATGCTTTAGCGAAAATGTATTTGTGGTATGTCGGGCACGGCTTCAGCTTTTTGCGCTTTGTTTTAAAAATGATCATGGCTTCACCTCAATGCAGTGCGCGCTATCGATTGTTGGGTTGTATGCTCGCCATCCGGTGCGTTTATCCTTAACTAATTCCATTGCTTTGAGAGCCGCATTGCACTGCGCCATTGAATCCATTGGGATGACCTGCTGATTAGCAGTGTTGGACATGATGACTACAATCAGGAATATGTAGCTCATGGCTATCACCACCCGATAGGCGATGATTCGGTCGCCGTATTGATAGTATGACCACTGGTAAATACCGGCGCGGTCAGTCAGCACATCGCCATACTTCCACTTCATTTCTACAATGGTATCTTCATCAACAGGACACTCACCTCCTTCCCACTCAATCCAGTCATCATCTGCTGGTTGCTGTGAGGCTAGTGCGGCCTGCCATGACTTCCAGCACCACTCAGTCTCCCTGTAGTTGTATTTTCCTTCCTCGCCCTTAGCTACATCGGCAGCTTCGAATCCTGGTAGCGATGTCAACCACGCCTCACACTTCTCTCTGCCTGTCATTTTGCAACCTCCACAATATGATTCCCATCCCACTCACCGATAATCACATCATCTTCCTGGTCGCGGCGTCCGATATAGCTTTCGCGTACGCTTGGCGTACCGTCTTTTTTAATTTTGCGACCTTCACATGCGCGCCCAAGCTTCCAGTCGTGGCTGCACAGTTTTGTCACCAACCACTTGCCTCTGCTGGTCTGGATGACGGTTTTGTTTGGCTTGATGCCACTCATCGCCTGCAGTGCATCTGACTTAACGGTAGCTGCCATTGCACGCAAATTTTTTGCCTGTGATTCCACTTGCTCCGCCTGAATAATCAGCGCTGCGTGCTTCTGCATGATTGACTCTTTATTCATCACACACCTCAAACTCATTTTCAGCAAAGTAAACAGTGCCATTGCGTCCCCACACAGGGTCGGTTGCGCCAATCCGCTTAATCTCAGACCAATCAACCTCGACCCCCGGGAGGTCATCAAGCTTTTTCGCCTCAACCACTGCCGGGAAGTTTGCACCGCCCATGAATGAATATCCGCCACCATTCCACAATTTAACTTTCATCTCTACGCCCTCAACACACCACTAAAACGGTTAATTTTCTGATACCCCCTTGCCACCTGCACACTAACGAAAGTGTCCTCCAGGCAGCGCAGGAGCGTGTCTTCATCCACATTGTACTTAGTCATTATGGCCGCATCGGTAACGCCCATACGTGACAGCGAGAACATCTGCTGCTTTTCTTCTTCGCTGATTTTAGAGTATGGCGTTGGCTTCATAAATCCTCCTGTGGTTTGACGTAGTTTATGACAGGATGCAGTAGATAGCAATAAACTACTTCGCCAAATATTTATGATAAATGTGTTGACGTAGATATGAGTTCATTGCTAATCTACTACACATAGATCGACAACAGTCATTGCCCAGGATATAAATTATGAGCTACTCACAAAACCTCCAATTACAGATCGAAAGCAACATTAAAATCATTGAGAAGTGTCACCAGGAGCTATCTCTTAAGTCAATTGAGCCTCACATGCAGAAAGCATGGGAGGACGTACTCCAAGAAGCAAATGAAAACCTATCAAGGCTTGGTTTTACATCCTCCATGACTTGTTTTTTTGGATAAAAATTATCTACGGATTAATTTAATTAGGTGGTTAATATGTGGCACAAAAACACTTTATCGAAATGGCACGACGCGCACATGCGCAGTGTCTTTCATTGCACCGGCAGGGATTACCAGCACAAGCCTTCGCCAAATCAGTTGACCGTCAGCACTTCATGAATCGTGCGAGGGGGCTGGTATGAAACAGTGCAGTCGCTGTAGGGAGAGCAAGGATGAATCTATGTTCACCAAAGACAGCCGCCGCAAAGATGGCCTTCGCAGCTACTGCAAGACTTGCGAGAAGTCAGCAAAGGATGCATATCGCGAGCAGAATAAAGACGCCATAAAGCAGCGCAACCATGAACACCACATAAAGCGCTGGCCTGCTAAGAAGAAATCAATCAGCAACACCAAATCAATTCGTCGCGTACTGATAAAAAACGCGGGTCTTAAGCCGTTGTGGGAGCTAAGTGAGATGTTGGGGATGGCTGAGTCATCAGTAAGGGAGCGTGCGCGCCGACACGGAATTAGCCTGTCAATCCTTAACCACAAATGGACTGACAGCGATAACTCCAGGCTAATTGATATGCGAAGCAAGGGAGTAACGCAAAAGCAAATTGGCATAGAGCTTGGTAGTGCAACTGAGTCAGTGAGAAAACAGTGCGCCAAACTTCGCTCTATGGGTTATAAGTGTTAGCGCTTGCGGCGAATCCATCCTGCTCCACGCTGGACGATGTAGTCATTTAGCGCATAGCGGACTGAGTCCCAGAAATGGTTATATGCATCGACGATATCAGTAAGAACAACACCGGTATTCTTATCAACCTTGTGACTGTACATTGTAGCTTCATTCTTCATTTCCTTGCATCGGTCATGGATGACTATCTCTTCACAACCCCTGAGCCACGTCACGCCATCCTCTACGCTGCCGGGCCACTTGTTGCATGGGTGAATATCGAAACCGGCGCGCTTGATGTGGCTGATTGTTTCAGGCCTTGATGAATCAGCGTACCATCTTGCTTTTCTTGCCATGGGGAAGTTCTGGTCCATAGCTGCAGGGTGGTCGGTTATTTCCAGATGAATCTTTCCATACTCACGATTAATATAAACCTTCCTGCGTTCTTCTCCATGCGTGCCATTATCAAGATTCTCAACCCACACCTCAGTCATTGCAGCAGGATCACCTGAGAACCCGAAATCCATTCCATGATACGGGCCATGCCAGTGAGGTTGCGGCTCAAATGAATCCACGCGCCAGTTACCACCGAAAACCTGCTCATCACTGCGCTTGTTGAACTTTCCTTCCCAGATATGCATGTAGCGGTCAAAGTCAACTCGCTTCATCTTCTCTTTGGAGCGAATGAGTTCTTCAGTCATCCATGGGTTATCTGTCCAGTTACATTCAATGATTAGTATTTCATCATCTTCATACATGCCATTAACGATTTTGTCTCGCCATGGCTGAACCCACTGCGTCCATGTGGCATCAACCTCTTTGTTTGGGTTGAATGTGACCCATATTTCCGAACCTTTGTTACGGATGGTTGGCTCAAGGATATCCCATGACGCCTGACTGACATTTTCAGCCTCTTCAATCCACGCCTTAGTGATACCTGCGAAACCCTTAACGCCGGTTATATTTCGATAAAGGCCACGGAACCTGAACTTAGATTTGGTGCGCTTATGGGTTATCTTGCCATCTATGCAGCGATATTCGGCTGACTCACCCTTCCTTTCAATTTCATCGACCAGCTCCTGATATGAGCTATCCTCAATGGACTGCTGAATCTCACGAAAGCAACCGACACGCTCAGGGCGAAATCTGGCTGACTCAGTCAGGATTGTAGCCACTGTGCGCGTCTTTGCGGAGCCGCGACCACCAAATACCACCTTCCATGGCTTTGGGTACAGAAGCCTTTCGAGCCGCTCAGGGATGAGGTGGTCAGGTTCGCAATGCTCACTGCTCACATCGGTCACGCCATCAGCAGTCATGCGTAGTTTGCGCACAACCTCTTTCTGCATGTTGCAGATGCCGAATACGGCGCTGGTAGCTGTGCTCGTGGTTGCATCGCCAATAGCCTGCTCCAGCTTTTCAATGGCGACCGCAGACAGGCGTTTACGGGGCATTGGCACCACGCATCATTGCACGACGATCCTCTTTGGCTGACAGCCACGCAACCTGATATGAAATAATAATAAACATGCCTGCCCAGGCCAATGCGCCCATGTCAGGATGATTGTAACTGCCGATTATAGTGCCCGATGAAATAGAGAAAGCAATTGAGATTGCCTGCATTACCCCAATGCACCATGCGAATGATTTAGACATTACCCTGCTCCTCCAGTAGTTTCTCAAGGCGCTCAAGTCGTGCCGCAAGCTCAGTAACTTCGCGCACGTCCAGGCCAACCCGAACCACTTCCGCAAATGTTTTACCGAGGTCAGCCGGAATCACGCCGGTCGCTATGCCACGGATGACGGCATCAATCTTTTCTACTGCTGTGCCTTCATCAGGGAAATCAACCTCAAAGGTTGGAGCTACTGGCTTTGGCAATGGACTGAAGCGCACGATAAGTTCTTTCATCATTGCTGAATCGCCCTCATGCACAGCCATCTGCACAATCTTGTCGTAAAGGGCATCCTCGCTCAGCCCCTGGCGCTCAAGTGCGGCAATAAGCAGTTGACGCTTGTCCTTGCCCCGCCTGTTCTTAGGTTGATTCTCGCTATTAAATAAATGCTTTGCTATAGATTAAACCTATTGATTATCAGTTTTTAATCTGTTCTACAGATACAATAGTAGTAGTTTAACACATACAAAAAAGCCCCGCTAACGAGGCTGTTCTTTTGACTTCATCCACCATGTTACATGCCGGTTATGGTCGATGCGTATTCCATCAATCGCATCAGGGAAGGCTTTAGCAACATTACCTATGAACTGGTCAAGACCGCATTCCTTTGCGGCCTGCCAGACTTCAGATTTATTATTAATCCTGACCTCCCGGCGCTGCTGGTAGTGGCATCCATCGCGTGACGTTCTTTATCACCGCGCCCTCCATCCAGAATTCGCCATTATCAAATCCGCCCTGAATGACAGTTCTTTCATTCAGAAGTAAATTCATAGGTACATATCGGTTTGACTGGTGCTGTACCGGCATCCTGTCACTACACTTCACCCACCCATCGCTTACAGGCTGTGCGGTACCAGATCGTAGCGCTTTGATAACAGCCAAAATAACAACCTTGTTGCCGATAGCCATATTTGGCCAGAGCAAAGACTCCAATGCATCTGCAATCCTGTTGTTATCATCGCTTACAGGATGTGCGGTGGCGTTAAGGCGCTGGATTTTATCAGCAATACTCAAAATGGTTGCAGGGTCAGCAAGTTCAAAATACCGGCAGACATTAGCCGGAACTTCGCCATCATACGTCTGGACTATAGTGCGCCCACCATTCCCTGTGATATAACCCCGAGAATATGGGGTCGTTCGAGAATAAGTCCATTTCTCACCCTTTAGCTGATTGGCTAAATCAACAAGCGCCTTCAGCTCATCTGGCAACTTAATCATGATTTCACCTCGTACCCTGCTGCGCGGATTGCTTCAATGTCGGCATTCCTGACATTGCACATGACGTTCATTTCCTCCTCCGTGTAACCAAATAATATCAGAGGTGGCAACTCCACCGGGCGCAAAAGCTGAGCGGGCTGGGTTTCGTAGAGAGGTTTACTCTTTGCAAGCCCCGTTCCTTCGAAGTGTGCAACCACGTCTGGATTGCGCTCAGTGTAATCGCCGCGTGGTGTCATCACGATCCATGCCACCGGCTCAGCCGTCAGCGCTGCGAGTGCTACTTGCTGACGATTTAATTTACTTTGAAGCGAAGGAATCCACGCATCGCCCCATGTTGTTAAAGCCTTTTCAAGTTCGGCTATTTCTGCCTGGCAATCTGCAATCAGCGCCTGCACATCACCACCAACTGGATTGGGGGAATTAGTTGTCATGGTTGTGCTCCTGATATTTCTCAAACCAGAAAACAATTGGGGCTGCGGTGACCTTAACTTGCCCGAATCTCTCAGCGGTGCGAAAGTTCACGCTGTACTGCCTGGCACGCTCAGCCTGTTCGGCAATCTCCCCTCTAAACCTTTCCAGACTGAATGTCGCTTTGAAAATGTTGCAAGGTGCGCATGCCGGAAAGAGATTTTCCATAACGTCATTTTCTGGTCTCCAGTGCTCTCCCGTGGATACTGTCCGGCGTGTTCCATCCTGACGACGTGGTCCGAACTCCCATTTCCGTAGCGCGGCCTCTACGTGGTCAGCGTGCCAGCCTTTTTCAGGAAGTTCGCAACCACAATAGGCGCACCTTCCGCCAAACTTCATGCGCAATGCGGCGCGTTGAGATTGAGTTAATTTCATATCAACCCGCCTTATCCGCAGTGTCATGGGTGCCGGAGCGGAGTTTGGCGGCGAATCGCCTTAGAACCTCGAAGGTGTACCCTTGTCCGAAAAGCCGCTTTGCCGCATCTTCTACGGAATCCGCCCGCACCGAGTTCAGGTAAGGGTCGGTCGCTGGGGTTTTGATGCCACTAACCAAAGCATCTTCAGCTTCACAGAGACTTTCGGCTATCCCTCTTCGGTCGCCGTCGAAATCATCGAAGTCTTGTTTAACCTTCGCATATGTTGAGATTGCCGTTTTCAGCGCCGCATTCTCCGCAGCCAGCGCATCCAGCTTCTGCTGCAATGCTGCATGGTCTGTTTCCATCTGCTCTGCCAGGCCATAAAGCTGCTCCAGTTTATTTCCGGCGCGCAGAATGCCTGCTGATTTAATCTCTGCGATAAGTTTCGATATTTCGCTCATTTCCCTTCTCCTGAATCCGCTACAGACACCACGATTAAATTAGCCATTTCTCACCCCATAACGTTTATTTTTAATGATTGGTTGCTGCTTGATTTCCTCCCAACCTTCGGCTGTCATGCCTGAAATGTCCAGAGGTGCTATTTTAGCAGTTCTGCAAATAATATCTACTGCGCTGTGAATATTTTCGAACAGGCCAAGATAGTTACCGCTTCTTGGGAATTCTGGGCTGTAAATCACTGCCCGGAATCTTTTGTTAACCTCAGTTATACCAGCAAGACCGGTATTGTTTGGATGACGACCCCATTCACCAGATTTCCGAGGGCATGACGGCAATTTACCTTCGTGTTCTTTGCGCTCTCGCTCAATCATGGCATTCATTCTTTCGATTCTGCTTACTGCATCTCCGCCTAACATATTTCACCCCACTACGCGCATCATAAGTACTGTGACAAGTTGCTCATCTTTATCAACCGAGAATCTGTCACCACGCGCATCGAATGAAACCTTATGCAGAAGATGCCTGACATTTGATGCGATTGCTGGCTCTCCATCTTCGAAATCAACCAGCATTCCCTCACGTAACGAGCTGGCAGCGATTGTGCGGCGTTTTATGACCATAACCCACCTCATGCTAGGATAACTTTATGCGTTCAATGTAGCGCTTTCCAGATGCGTTAAATTTGATATCACGCACTACCTTGCCACCGTGTTGCAGGTGACGTTCAGTCAGCCGCTGCAGTTCGTTTTGCGCACCAACAAAACCAATCTCTGCTTCAAGTTCTGAGTTTTTATAAACCGACATATCTCACCCCAGGCTAATTAATGAAACTAAACACCACACAGCCGTGCAGAACAATGCTACGGCTAACCATACCATTTCATTGCTGGTCATCATGACTTAACCACGGGCTTGCAGTTTAGCGCGGCATTGATGATACCAGGCGATGTGACGTAGTAACCAAACTTGTCTTTAGCGAATCCGTTGTTGCCACGGAATGCCATACCTCGCGCATTTAAATTAGGACTGGCGATTACCGCAGTAGCTGCAAGATCGCTCACGATGAATGATTCTCCCATATCGATAACGGTCAGGGTATTTGGTGCAGTCACGAACGTTGATTCAATCATCGTGCCGTCTGCCAGGGTTTTTGCTGTAGAGCCATCGCAGATGTACGTCTTTGCTGCCATAACTGGTGTTGCTGCAAGGGCCAGGATAAGAATTGCTGCTTTCATTTTGTTGCCTCATCAGGTTGTTTGCTTTCGATGAGTTAAATCTACTACTCATGTTTATCTACGTCAATAGGTGGAGTTAAAAATAATTATGCAGATTTCTGGCTGCAGCTTGGTGGGGTAGGCTGGGTGGCTGGGGTGGGAGGTGGGGAAATAAATTCACCCCAATTTTTTTGCCAATAAGTATAATAATAACAATAACATAATATATATATGGGGTAATGGGGGGGGTTATATTGTAATTTTAATATTAATATAAAAAAGAAAAACAAATTTACGGGTGCCAAATTTTTACGAAAGAAAAATGATTATATTATTAAGAAACACACACCACTTACCCCAATGTTGTTTTTATTATTAAAATCATATACATAACGTGGGGGTGACTAAAACCCCTGTCTCACCCCGCACCCCACGGCGAAAAAACTGTTTCCAGAGAGATAAAGGATGGGTTAGTATGGGTAAAGATAAGGAGGAAAACATGTTTGAAAAGTTAAGTGTGGCACAGACGAGGAATCTCGTTTCTGAGCGGAAGACAAAGAGCACATGCGGAATGACCAATGAATTGCGTAATCAGTTTGCTGTCATGATTCCCGGTGAGTCATTCATTTACCCATTACGCGAAGGGCTTACGGCAAGGCAGATTTCAGCAAGGATAAGGGGCACCTGCTACTCACTTAAAGTCAGGGTCAGAACAAAAAAAATGGAATCCGGTGTTCTCGTCATTTACAAGGGTGGAAAATGAAATCAGCGCAGGAAATTTTCACAGAAGCAGCCTCGACAGGAAGGACGGCGGCGGCGGTTGCGATCAGCTATGAAATCTCGCCAAACTACAATATGTGGCCTGAGATTCAGGAAAATCCATCAGATGGTGGAGAGACGTATTCAACAATTTCACTGACCAGCGAAAGCAGAAAAGACCTTTTAAGTCGCTACGCATTATCGGTTGCAAGGTCAGTTCAGTTCCCGCCAAACACATCGTTCATGCACCTGATTGGATGCGTTTCAAGCGCTATGGCGCGCAATTTCACCGTTGAATATCACGGAACAGAACTGCCAATTTCGATGTATGTTGTGACTTCACAGCCTCCATCATCGGGGAAGTCTGCGGTTAACTCAATGCACGTCATGCCAATCAAGGCTGAATTTGACAGGATAAGTGAAAAGGCCATCAAGCAGATCGCCAAGATTAACTTCCGCCTTGAAGAGCTGAAGAAAACCTACAAAGAGGCAACCAACCAGAATGAGAAGCAGGCCCTGTCAGATGACATGGCAAGGGAGAATGAAAAGCTGGAGAAAATCTACCCAATAACCTACCCGGTTACCGATGGAACGCCAGAGGCAATTCAGCTTATTGCCAATGCTGAGGGTGGTTTTTTCAGCATTATTTCTGATGAGGCTACAGCACTCAACACAGCATTGGGTTTATCGTATGGTGCCGATGGCTCAAAATCGAATGCCGAAATCGTGCTGAAGGGCTGGGACGGCGGGTTCGTTGGTACAGCCCGTATCGGTCGCGGCATTTCATCTGGTAACATCCTGGGTAACATTTCGGTAATTGCTCAGGATGAGAGCATTGAATCAATTCTTTCTGCTGGTGAGCGCGGAAACGGCCTGACTGAGCGATTCCTTATGCTGCGTGAGCCTCCAATGATTGGACAACGCAAACACTGGGACTATGACAATGACAGGCCAGCATATGAGCCAGTAGCCGCAGAACTGAAGGCTGAGTATGCGCGCTTTGTGCATGCGGTAATTGAAGCCGGACAGGTTAAACTTAAACTCAGCAAAATGGCACAAAAGATGCTGGCTATGCATCGCGATAGATGGGAGGAGAACTTCCGTGACGGGGGAAAATGGGAGCACGCATTGCTGCGTGGCGCAATGGGGAAGGCTGATAAGCACATCACGCGCCTGGCTGCGATATTTCACGTTGCAGATAACTGGAATGATGGTGGCAAGCGGTCATTTACAATAAATGATGACAGCATGAGTCGCGCCATAGCTGTTTATGAAGCACTTACAAAGACATTTACTGACGCTGTTGAATCTCGCGGTTATGCAGGAGAGAAGTCAGAGATTGAATTAATTTCTGAACGGCTACGCAAGCAGATTCAGCAGAAGAGAGATGTGGTTACGGTTAAATGGCTTTATGACTCAATTAAAAAGGTTAAGCCATTCAGCGGCATACCTCAGCTTTATGCCAGGATAAAAGATGTGATTTTGCCATCAATGGAGATGTCAGGGTATTGCGTATTCAGTAAGGGAAAAGTTTACATAAGCCCGAGGTTAAAATGATACTTTTTGAAGATGAATTTGACGCAGATTTTTACGCGCCACCTCTTGGCTATTTAGTGATAGCTACTACTGTTGATTATGAAGATTATATATGCGTTTTCGATGGAGGGGATTTTATCAGCAGTAAGGACAGAAACCCTATAGAAAATGTAATTCATTGGAAGTATTTAGTTTAGAAACAACCCGCCAATTGGCGGGTTTTCTTTTACATAACAGCCATCAAATCATTGACCTTCCATAAAACTCTCTCAATCTCTTTTGCGCCTTTTATGGTCATTGAATCCTGCGGAACCAGAACCTGCAAATCTGCGTTATCAGCGCCAAATAACTCACATTCACTGCGGTTTACTATGGCCTTAATTCGACCATCGTGAGACGGGAAGAGCCGCGCGACTTCCCACATATTTTCAACTGACCAGCAGCACCATATTTGCGCGCCGGTCAGATAATGCGCATGCCAGGCATCCGAATAGTCAGCTACCAGATAAACTGACGCGCCAGCGACATTGCCTATCGGTGAAACCATTCCCGGTGTTATGCGCCCGTTAATCATGATCTCAGTAATTCCAGAGGCGAACCGAAATTTATTATTAATGTCTATGAAGGCAACGTTACACGCGCTACCGGAAAATCTCTCGCCTTTTTGTGGCAGGCATGAAGGAATGAGACATTCGACAGCAACAAGTTCGCCGCTCTTCCCGTTGGCAACTTTGAAGTCGCCCCCGAGCCCTTCCAGTCTCTGCCATGCGCAGCAATCCGCATTTTTTGTTTTAGCCATCATGGAGCTAACCTGAGCGGGTGTCATGCTGTCAGCATGGCCTAACTTTGGCATTTCTTTTTTGATAACCTCAAGGCGCTCTGGTGGCGTCAGGTTGAGATAATGAGCAATCATCGTTACACATTCGCCGAATGGCTTTCCTGACAGCTTCATAAGCCACGTCATGCCGTCACCATTTCCGCACTGATTGCACACAGCGCCACCATCACCTTTTTCACCGCACTCATCCGTGAAGCGGTAACGGTCTTTACCGTTGCAATGCGGGCATGGCTGATGCCTGCCATTAAATGCTTTACTGTCTATATCAACCAGCGAAAGCAGCGCCCCCTGCCAGTTACCGAGCATTCTTGGCTGTATATCATTCCATTCGTATCTGTTCATATTTTAAATCCAGTGTTGACGTAGATATAAGTTAAGATTACCATCAATCTACGACAACAACAAAGGACTAATGATGTGAAACACAAAATTGATGAGCAGATTGCTCAGCTCGATATGGTGGCGCTCAGGAATGCTGTTGATACTGGCAAGATAGACCCGAGGCCGTATCAGTGGCTTTGTTATGCCATGACCGGCAATGCTATTCGCAACTACAAAGGGCCAGCCTTTATCACTGCGTCTGTAGGCGCTGGTAAGACAATCATGATTGCCATGGTAGCTGCGCGCTTCAGCCAGATGGGATATGAAGGCATGATTATCGCCCGACAGGGAGAGATTATTGACCAGGATGCTGAGGAGCTCTGGAATCTAAACGTTAAGAACAGCCTTTTCAGTGCATCGCTTGGCAGGAAGAGTACGGCATACCCCGTCATTGTTGGCAGCGAGGGAACGGTGATTAATGCACTATTCAGTACAGAAGAAAAACCCGCTGCTCTGGGTGATTTCACACCGAGATTCCTGCTTATTGATGAATGCCATCAGGTTGACTGGGAAGATGTTGTCAGTGAGCAACCATCTACACAGTACGGAATTATCATTAATGAATTAATGCGGCGCTGCAAAGCGAAGTTCGGTCATGATTTGAGAATTTTTGGCTATACCGGCTCACCATTCAGGGGTACGACCTCAATTAAAGGCCCTTTCTGGTCAGGTGGTGAAATTGTCAACATCGATACCAAATATCTTGTTGACCTTGGATTTCTTGTGCCGACGATATTCGGCGTCCCGGATATTGAAGATTTGAAATATGACCTACATGATTTTGAAAGCAATGGTGAGGATGGAGCGCAGGACTACACTGATTCACAGCTGAAAGCAATGCAGGAAGAAATCATTAAGCAGGGTACGCTGACACAAAAAATAATGCTAAAGGTGATGGAGCTGACGAGAAATCGTAATGGCGTGCTGATTACATGTGCCGGTAAGAAGCACTGTAAGGAGGCTGCAAAATACCTTCCGGAAGGTAGCTATGCCATCGTGACTGATGATATGGGTCAGAAGATGCGTCGAAAAGCGCTGAAGGATGCCTATACAGGTAAAATTAAATATGTCCTTCAGATTGGCTGTCTGACAACTGGCGTAAACATCCCGCTGTGGGATACGTCAGTAATACTGCGAAAAATTATGTCACTGACGCTGCTGGTTCAGCTTCTGGGTCGTGGAATGCGGCTACTGAAGTCAGAACAGGTTGAAGAAGGTCTGGTGAAAGAAGATCACCTTGTTCTGGACTTCACCGGCACCATGTTTGAACTCGGTTCGCTGTATGATGACCCTATTCTGGAAGAGGCTGAGTTACAGCGATCTAAAAGGTCAGGTGAAGATGTTCCATGCCCTAAATGTAACACCATGAATAGCCCCTATGCGCGGCGCTGTGTTGGTGAGGATAAGTTGTCACCTGATGGGCGCTGCGAAGAGTTTTTCAGTTTCCTGCTTTGCGGCTTCGATAAGCACGGATTGAAGATATTTGACGGTTGCGGCACTAAGAATGACCCCTGTGCTCGATACTGCCGTCATTGCGATCATGTTCTGCGCGACCCGAATGCCAATCTTGATGAGCGTGTCTACACCGACAAAGAGTGGACTGATGTTCGCGACTTCAAGATAGAGCTGACAAAAAATGAAGAGGGTGTTGTTTACAGTTACCTGGTGCAGAAAGCTAACGGGAATGTTGGATGGGCTCATGAGGTGTTCTATCCGTTTGGCAGAAAGGAAAGGTATCTCAAGGACCAGTTCAAGATGAAGGCCCTGCTGCCACACCTGGTTGACAGGAATTTAATTAAATCGATGATGAGCTGCCCGGACGCTAAGCACTTTATGGCGTTTTCTTCTCTAATCAGGCCGCCAAAAAGAATCACGCACCGATTTAATGATAAAGGCAGGGATATTATCCACCGAAAAGACTTTTCAGGAGAGCAGATTGAAGCAGCTTGATAGCGGTATTTATATCTTCGATAGTGGCTATCGTGGTCCGTGCCAGAAAGAAGAAACTGACCAGATGGCCTACGGCCTGTGGATGGCGCACAGATTTCCTGATGTTAATTTCTTTCACGTTCCAAATGAAACAGGCACTAAATCTGGCGTTCAGTTTGTGCTTAAACGTAAGAAAATGGGGGTAAAAAGCGGCGTTTTTGATAACGTGATTCTCACCCCTGGTCTTGAGTGGCCTTATGGTGCAATTGAACTTAAAAAGCAAAAAAAAACAGGAACTAAGGTTAGCGACAATCAGTGGTCTTTTGGTGGAAAAGTTGTACGTGATGGTGGTTTCGCAGCCATTGCTTACGGTATCGATGAAGCGAAGAAAGCAACGCTTTACTACTTCGGATTAATGGAGTAGATTACCTATCTACGTCAAAAGGTGGTGATGAAATGAAAGTTTATTTAAATAATGAGTTGAGCAATGAGGCTTATCATGCCGACCGTGAACATATTAATGGCTCGGGGTTGTGGCACATTTACGACCGATGCCCGGCAACGTGGATGTATAAGGAAGAAGACGAAGAGCCAAGCAAGACGCTGGTTTTCGGCACCGGTTCGCATACTGCACTGCTGGAGCCAGAAAAATTTGATGAGCAGTTTGTTCGAATGCCATCAAAAGAAGAGTTCGGTCCCGACTTGCTGGTCACTGTAGCTGACATGAACTCATGGGCCAAAGAGCGTGGCATTAAGGGCTTATCTGGCAAGGCTAAGCATGAAGTGATTGCCATTGTTCAGGCAGCAGACCCGACCGCAAGAATCTATGAGGTTGAACGCTTGCTGGTTGAGGCTAATGCAAAAGGCCGCACTATCCTTGAGGCGGTGGATTACGATGCAATCATGCAGATGCGAGCAGTTATTCATGCAAATCCATATTACGCCAATCTGCTCAATGGAGCTTACAGTGAGGTTTCTATTCTTGGTGAGCTTGATGGCTTTAATGCAAAAGTGCGATTTGACTGCCTGACTAAAGATGAGGAGATTATTGACTACAAAACAGCAGTGACAGCAAAGCCGGATGAATTTTTTCGTCATGCTGTAAGACTTGGTTACTTTATGAAAATGGCAATGCAGCATGACATGTTTATGGAGGCATATGGCCGGCCACCAAAAGCTGTTTCATTATTAGTTCAGGAGAAGAAATCACCATACATTCCTCAATTATTTGAACTGACACAAGAGCAGTTGAATATTGGTCGCATTCAGTTGCGCGGTGCACTAACTCTTTATGCCGCGTGCAAAAATGCTGACTCATGGCCTTCTTATGGTATGGGCAGTCCACGCATCAGCATGGATACGCCTGAGTGGTATAAAAAACAATTCGCGTGAGGCAATTATGATTTTCTCAGAACAGAAAGCAAATTTAATTAAATCTCTGGTTGAAGCCAGAAAGGTGATGAGCAGCGCGGCAAAGAAAAATGCCAGCAACCCACACCTTAAAAGCAACTATGCAAACCTGGAGTCATTTCTGAATGCAATCAGGCCCGCTCTTGAATCTAATGGGCTTATCATCATTCAGAACGCAGTTGATAGCGATTCTAACGACACGTTAAAGCTGGAAACCACTATCATGCATGAGTCTGGAGAGTATATGTCTTCAGTTATGCCAATGCCTGTGGCCAAGAAAGATGCTCAGGGATATGGCTCTGCAATGACATATGCGCGCCGTTACTCTATCGCAGCCATGTTTGGTATCGCCCAGGCAGATGATGATGGCAACGCTGCCCGCAAGTCGCCAAAAGATGCAGCAGCAGCCATCCGTCTTTGTGAAAACTTTGATGAGCTTAAAAAGGTCTATGCAGAAGAGTACAAAACCTATCAGGGTGATGATGCGGCTATCCGTGTTGTAACCGGGGCATACCAGGAAATGAAAGCAAAGCTTTCAACTTCTGGCGAATCATTCAACCCTGCGAAGATAACAAAGCCGGAATCAGCTGATCTTCATCGCTCAGAAGATAAGCAAAAAGTAGAGCCAACGCAAATCAACGAATTCTAATAGAGAGAATATTATGCCACATACAATTACCGGCCAGATTCGCAAAGACGTCTTCACAAAGACCGGCAGTTCTGCTAAGGGTGAATGGAAGATGTATGCCGTTGAGCTTTCAGAAAGCTGGAAAGATAAAGATGGTCAGCGCCAGTACACCAATTATCGTGCCACTGTCTTTGGTAGTTCTCCTGCTGCCATTCAGTATTACGATCAGGTTCTGGTTAAGGATGGATGCGCCAGCTTTACATGCGATACATTGCAGGTCAACCAACGCGAGCACAATGGCACAAATTACATCACGCTGGAATTAGTGCAGCCAAGGCTTGTATTTGCTCAGTCGCAAGGCGCCCAACAACAAGCCAAGCCACAGCAGCAATCAGGGCAGCAACAGCAACAGAGCGGTAGCAGCAACGGATGGGGTAAGCCGCAGCAACCTCAGCAGCGCCAGACTCCGCAGCAGCCAGATAACGAGCCTCCTATGGACTTCGATGACGACATTCCTTTCTGATTAAACTAGCGCCTTCGGGCGCTTTGTTTTATCTGAATAATAAGCACTAAAAAGCCCCTTTCGGGGCTTATTTTTTTGCTTTCATTGCAGCAACTTTGCAGTAGTAGTAGCAGCCATCGAATATGCCACCCTTTTTGCTTGCCTGCCCTCTTCTGTAATGCTCAATACCGATTTCGATAGCTGCTGCATTTGGCTCTAATTTATCTTTAATGAGTCGCTTCTTCAGTTGGTCACGAATAAAAGTTTCAACGTCCATTAATCAACTCCATCAGCTCATCAATAACTCCCGGCTGCAGGCATAGATAATCGTTGTTGCCAAATGCGGCCTGTGTTGCGCCTTTCAGCAGTTCCATGACACGCGGCATGTCAGCTTCTTTCTTTGGCTTTTTGTTGAGCTGCTTGGCGGTAATTTTATCCTTTCCAGCCGCCCTGGCTTCCTTATGCGCCTCTTCGACAACCTCAACAGCTTTATCACCATGCTCACGTGTCACTGCAACACCAGAGGCATAGCTCATCTGTCCTTGTTTAATGCGATCTTTGATTTCCTGCGGAACGTCCTGAAGAGATAAATGCATCTGAACATCAGACACTGAACGGGCAACTTTCTTTGCAATTTCTTCATTGGTCCAGCCAAAGGCTTTAAGGCGGCGATAAGCATTGGCACGCTCAAAGGCATCAAGTGCCTTGCCCTGGCTGCTGCTGACCATGAATGCAACTCGGTCAGCTTCTGTGCCGGTGAAGTCTTTGCACTCGATGCGTGCGATATCATGACCTCGCTCAATCGCTCTCTGAGCGCCCAGATAGCGATGTTGCCCATCAACAATGAGCAGGCCATTATCCTTAACGATAACGGTCAGTGGTGGCAGCGGTGCGCCCTCAGCCCAGCATTGAGCGAAGTATTCCACATGCTGCTCATCCGCCTCGCGAATATTGTATCCAGGCTCAAGGAAGAACTGATGAAAAGGTGCAAGATAGGATTTGTTTACTGCGATGCCATCACGGGTATCTTTGTTAGCGTATTTCTGAGAGAGAGTAGTCATGTGACCTCCTGTGTTTGTGTGGTAGTAGATTATTATCTACGACACAGGAGGTCAACATTTATTTTAAATGTCAGATAAATTGATTCCAGAATTCGTCGTTTTCTGGGCCGCCTTGATATGCTGCAGTCAGATAATAGTTGGCCTGCTGCCACTCGCCTGCCCTGGCGGCGCCATGAACATGCAACATAATTTCCGGGTCTGGCCGGATTCCTTCCCAGCAGAACGGCACGGCAACCTTGCCGTGCTTTGCAGGCCAAAGCGTTTTCACGCCTGACCAGTATTTCTCTCTCATTTCCTGAATTGTTCGCATAAAAAAGCCCTCTTGTTTGAGGGCTTCAGGTTAACTCCGCGCAGTAGATAAAGTCAATAAGACTATGTTCGATATGCTATAAACTGTGTGTTTGTACCACTGTTTGCCACTTCAGTTGAGCGCGAAGCGTTCATAAATTGATTGTTGTTAGAACCAGCTTCAATTGTGATAGCTTGGGTAGAAGCTGAAGCCATGACAAGGCGAATGTTACTGAAAATATTATTCAGACTTGGTGACTTAAGCCTGATTACCACAGGGTTTGTGCCAGAAACATAAGCCTGTAATGTACAGTCGGAAAAGATGTTGTCATTTGATCCAGAAAGATAAATTACACCATAAAGAATATCCCTGTTTTGAGGGTCGTAATTTGTTGATGCCCAAGCGCCTTTCCCTGTCGTCCAGTCAGTAACTTCATCATTTGGTACACGGAAGGTGTTGCCAGAGAATATGTTTAAATTAGAAGTAAACATGGTCACCAGACCGGCAAACCTTCCTGTAATAATGTTGCCACTAGACACCCCATTGCGAACATTAAGCAGATTAAGAGCGGTATAGCCATCTGGTGCAAGATTGTTGCCAGTAAAGTTGAGTCTTATCTGGTCCTGGATGTCGCAGGTTATCCCCGTTGGCATTCCACCAAATATGTTGTTTTCAACCTTAGATTCTTTTCCGCCGTTCATAAACAGCGGCGAACGACATTCGGCAATCCAGTTGCCATGCATATCAAGCGCATCATTACCTTTAATGTTTATACCAAAACCACGCACATTAATAATGCAATTATCGCTAATGGTATAGCCATCATTGTCAGACTGGATTGAAATCCCATATTGCGTAACTGATGGAGAATTGTGGCCGCTTATGGTTAAGCCTTTGATTACATTTCCAGAGCTTCTATAATTGGTTGTGGATGTGGCAGGAAGAGAAAATGCAATTGTGTTATTAACACCAATTGAAAATTGAGCTGAACCACCAGGATATGTCGTGACAGCTCCATTTCCGGCAGGAGGAGCTTTTTCATACTCAATATTTGACCTGATTCCTTTGCCGTTACCATAAATAGTGATGTAGTTTTTATCCTGTAGATTTACAGGATTATTCAACAGCCGGCGTCCTGGGCCGCAGTAAATTTCACGACCGAAAACCCCAGAAGCTGCTATGATGTGGTTCATTATCGCTGACCAGTCTTCAGTTCCGTCAAGCGCATGATCGAACCATCCAAGAGAAACCCTTGAATTTACATTTAAATTAATTCTTGATGTTGAAAGAGATGCATACTTAAATATTTTTTGCTCGTCGTTAGCATTCACTGCCTGCGCAAAGGTTAATATTACTCCAGTTCCAACAAGAAACTTTGCGCCATCCATCATGTGAATTTTTGCGTTAATTGTTCCTGATGTATTGATGTAATAGACACCAGGTGTAGCAATGTAATTACCTGAAAGGGCAAATAATGCAGAGGCATCGTTAGTCGTGCCGTTTCCTGCTGCACCGTTATCCTTCAGAATTGGCATGAATGTTGCCATCTGTGTAAGTCTTTGTGCAACAGTCAGTGATGCAGAGAATCCTACAAGAGTTGCACCAGTTGATGATGCAAGGTTGGAACGAAGCGATGCATCACCAACACTAATCCACGCGCCAGACCCCACGCCTCCTGATGATGATGGGGTTGAACCAGGAGCAACAGTTTTCGGGAAAGGCCCATCCCAGCGGTAATATTCGCCTGTTGCCTCATAACGCAAAACCTGGTTGCCAACGGTAAGCGTTGCCCCATCCTCGAAACTGTCAAGCGTAATATACCCAAACAGTGACGCAGCCTGGCTTGCTGTCTGGCGAATACCCTCAAGTGTCCGTCTTTGATTGCCAAACCTGTCTGTGTAATAGACTGAATATGAATTTACAAATTCATCCACCTTCCCGGCATTAAACTTAAGGTCGCGTGGTGACTCACTTGGAATCGGATTTGTCGTTGGTGTAGTCGCCATTTCTGTTCTCTCTGGTATTTAATTTAATGTGCAGTATATCATGACCATTACTTAGCTTGGCGGGTTGTTATAGTTGTACATCTCATCACTGTACTCGCTGACCGAAAGTGTATTCTTGCCACCGTTTCCAGGATTTTTACTGGATATCACCCACAATGTTTTGTTCAACTCTTCATCCGTGGCTATTGCATACCTGGATGGACTCTGTACATTTTTGCCATCCCAAATAGCAAGATCTATTGGTGGCAGAGATGCACGAAAAGCTTTTCTGCTACCCTCAACTGGCGATGCTGCATAACGTTGCGTGACGTTTCCAAGCCGGTCAGTTACAACAACAAACATGTTACCTGTGAAGTTGATAGACTCAGATGTGTAAAAAACATCATCCTGTCTGCCTAGAATCTCACCTGACTGTTGGTTTGAATCAAACATATCAACAACCTGAATCATCTCGCCGATATTAAGCCATTCAGCATCGGCCATAGCAGTGATGTTCATGCTAAGTCGCTGATAAATAAGCCTTCGACATTCAAGAATTGCGCGGTCAGTTGCCTGGTAAAGATTGCGAACAAACATCATGGAGATCTTCTTCTGCTTGCTCCCTCTTCCTGGTACAACATCATTTTCAGAAACACGGTAGCGCACAAATCCCTGCTTATTGGTTAATGGGTCTCTGTACTGAATTTCTACACCATCAAAACCACCTGGCAGCGTCATATCATAAGTAATAGCGTACTGATCTGCGGTCATGTTGCGAGTATTGAATACTGTGGATGGATATGGCCTGGCCTCATCCCTGACAAAAGAGAGAACGCCATCATCCCAGAAGCAAACAACGCGAGCAGCGTCGCAAATGGTCTGAATCCTTTCACCAATACTTACATCTTCATCATCAAACGTATAGTCAAAGTATCCAAGTCGCTCATCGGCCAATGAGGATGATATCTGGTATAAAGTTTGTGCATCTATCTGAGAAAGAGGTAATCCGGCAATTACAATCCATGAATGCATAACAGCATCAGCAAAGTTTCTAGATGCTCTTAGCGTGTAGTCAATAGCACCAGTTGCTTGACTGTATGATATTGTCTTGCGTGTTATCAGTGCGTTATATTTTCTCTCGCGTTGACTTGTTGCGCGCTCAGTAGCTGAAACAGTTACAGTCACAAGCGTGTCATTTGGATAAACAACATTAAATCGCTGCCTGACCATTTGGATGGCTTCAACATTTAAAATTGATGTTGCGTTACTGTTGTTTGTCCTTACCAACTGAACTGCGTAGCGTCCATAACCCGCAGCAGGTGTAAATTTAAATGTTCCATATTTGTTATCAGAGTTTTCACCGTCATTATTTAGGCCAACGTTCATGAACTCGTATGTCCCTGGTATTTGATTGTTATTATCATCAATCTTCCACCAGGTGACAGTAGTCCTTGCATAATCGCCGGTTCCAAGTTGGGCATTCAAGTGAACCCAAATTTGTTCAGCAGGAACGGGGGCAAACGAAGGGCCTACTGTAAGCGTCTGATTATCATTAAGCGTAAATATGGTTGTGTTGACTGTTGCATCCGCTGGAACGCCAGCAAGATCAGAGCCTCCAAGGTTGTTGAAGAAAAAATTATAATACTGAGATGCAGGCGTACCGGATGTTGTTGTCGTGGCGTTATATAAATCGGCATACACAGTAACATTTCGTGTTACTGTCCCAGAAACTGTGTTGTAAGTAAGATTTATAATAAATGAAACCGAGTGGGGCTTTGCCAGATCATAAAAATAGTCAAATGCGGAATTCTTAGGGATTGTTACTCTTGCCTGTCCTCCAGAAAATTCTCCCGATGTCACATTGTTAGTTGTTGCCGTCTGGACGGGAAAGTCGCCACTTTCATTAGGTCCGGGCAGCTCCTGACCGTCAATATCATCGAATGAAAAAACTTCAGTAATCAGCGGTATTGTCTGGCCAGGCTGATATATGGAATATGAAGCGCCAGCAAATGACCCGAGGTTAGATTCCGAATACCTAACTGATGTAATGTCATAGCTTCCTATTCCGAAGTCCATCCACTCTGTAACTTTCTTGATGTTGTTGATGTATTCGAATGATGATTCCTGGATAAGGTCAGGAAAAGCACGAACCTGACCGTAACTGTCTGGACGAGCTTCGCCGTTGCGGGCAATGTTAGTTTGCTGCTTAAGGCTGGTGTTAGGTGAGGTTTTTGCCTGACCGGGATAAGAACCAGCATTATTGCCTCCGCGTAGTGCAGAGAAAACCTTTTGTGTGAACTTGATCGGGTTCAGGTGCTCAAGAGGGTTAAGCAATGTTTTTATCAGGTCGCCGCCCTTTGGCTGATCATAAATGACAACATGATCATGCTCAGACAGAGTGATATCAATATCATCATGGTCACCAATCTCATGGCCATTAAGGGTGATTCTGACGTCTGAATGCAAAGGTTGGCTCTCAAGCCAGGTATGGAGATTTTCGCCTTCACCAATACTATGGCGCTCTTTTGGCATTCCAGGAACGCGCTGAATTTCAATTAACGGCATAGTTATAATATTCCACTTTAGTGAACAGCCTTTCGATGGTTCTTATCTTATCAAATCTGACGTGACTTGATTCGGCTCGGGAGTGATATGCCATGCCGTCCATAACAAGTCCTACATGCGCAGGCATGCTGCCAACATACGCAACGAAGATATCCGCTGAGTGAGATGTGTCGCAAAGACTCCAGAACGAAACCTCTTCGGCGAAGCACGTAATGAAATCCTCATCAGCATCATATTTATCAGTGTGATGTATGTTGATGCCTTTTACGTGTAAAAAGTACAGACAGACCAAGCCCCAGCAATCTACGCGTTCGAAATTACAGGACCTGTTGGCCCAAGGCTTTCCAATGGTTATCTCGATGAATTCTTCGTTACGCATTGACTAGACCAGGAAATTCATCAGCAGTGTAAATTACCGAAATATTGTTGTTCATCGGGTTTTTTATCGTCACGCTAACAGTTACATCAGTGTCATCCATAGACACGGATGAAACGTAAAGCATCCATGGCTTAAGAGGCGTATTGGGGTCGATAGCATCATAACGTTTGTATGTGCACGTTATTGGCGAAACACGGCTAGATCCGCGCCATAGTTTTAGCTTCTGTTTGAAGTCCTGAGCAAGGCGTGAAAACTTAACGGTCGCCGTGATTACGGGCGTATCGCTCTGCTGGCTCTGCACAACATCCATTCTTACTGGCTGATATTCCCGCCCCTCAAAAACCATAACTTTTTGCTGGTCGGCAACAAGATAGATGTTGCCAAATGATGTATGACTGAAGCTGATAGTGTCATACATAGCCCGACTTGGGCGTGTCGATTTATACTCACGAAATGTCGGCATTATGCGGCCTCGTATTGTGGCAGGTCACGGTTAACAACCTCATCCAGCCAAGAATACCATTCAGGCGACAACTCAATAATAATATCGTCGAATTCATCATCGCTGTTCTGAAGCTCGCGAGCTACAACTGTCGCTGTCCATGTTACAGTGCCACCATTAATTGATGTCTGCACAGGGTATGTAGTGAAATGCAGTTCCTGTTCTTGCAGACCACTCCCGCCGATGTCTAGCGGCATGGTGAACCACTCAACGCAGTTATCAAGATAATCAGGGCTGCGCAGCCATAACTGGAATGCACGCTCCTGCTGGAGTGTAAAAATCCAGCTCAGGCTCCACTGTGTTTTCAGGTCATCCGTCAGCTTTTGAAAAATTGGCGCGCCAACGGCTGGCTGGTCAGTACGGAAACCGGTGTCAAATGTCATTTGCTTGCTGGCGCGCTGGGCCAGAGGAAGCCATGATGGGTAAGGTATAGCCATTATTCTGTCGCCTTACGTTGTGTGGCAAAGTTTGCAAGTATTGCCTGTGAAGCCGGTCCGCCCTCGTTCATATCAGAAACAAACGTGCTTATTGTCAGTGAGCCATCGCCATTTTGCTGTGCACTTGTGGTTACGTTTGCTGAGCTGTTATTTGTCACGTTATTGTACACTACCAGGCCACCAGATGGCTGACCGCTTCCGCTCATCAGGTCGCGGTTACTGATTACAGAGCCATTATCGCCAGGAATCATATACTGACGACCATTTGACGCCTGATAGATTTCAGGCATGCCACCCTCACCCACCTGATACATACCGCCGGCCGTTACCGGCCCACCATTTTTGCGCTTGCCGGACAAACCTGCTACCAATCCAAAGGCAGCAAGCAATGCCGCGCCACCAACCACCGCCGCCGCACCAAACGAGCCGATAGAGGCCACAAGTGCCGCTGGCAACCATGCTGCCATCGTCGTTCCCGCTGCTGCCGTACTGGCTGCTGTGGTGGTTGCTGTGCCAGCTACCGATGCTGCTGTAGTGGTAGCTATTGCTGAGGTCTGTGCAGCCGCACCCATAACAGATGATCGTACCCAGTCTGCACCCATCTGAACGAAGGCGCTTACGATTGTGCTGAGGACAGTATTAGCGACGTTATAAAGGGCATCATTAAGGCTTTGTGTTCCGTTCAAAACGCCAGTAATTGAACTGGATACTGTGTTAAGTGATGTATCTAGCACCTCGCCAAACAACTGTGCCGCAACATTCTGCTGCTGCCACTCAGCCCACATTAGTGTCATGCGCTGGTCACGGTACTGCTGTTCAATTTTGGCGCGTGCAGCTTCAGCTTCAGCAATTTTTTGTGGATAAAGTTGCTTATACTGGTCGATGGTCTGCATTTGCTGCTGAAATGTATTATCAAGACCAGTGACAGGACTTGCCTGCGTTTGTATTTGCTGGAACTGGCGCTGGATATCTTGTTTTTGCTTCTCTGCTGCCGCCTGATCTCGCAATGCTTTAGCATTGTCATATGTTTTAGCCGCATACTCACCAGCGAGCTGAATTTGCGCCTGCGTTGCACTTTCGCCAAGCGATTGCTGGGCACGCAGTATTGTTTGCTGGCGGCTCATTTCTGCCGTAGTGGTAGCAGCAGCTTCAGAGCGCTGGCGCATTTCCTCTAATTTATTATTAATTGATGCCTGTTGCGTATCAGATTTCTTGGCCTCAGTATTACCAGCCTTCATTGCTGAAGTTGTGTTTTCAATCGCTGCATACTGGTCCTGCAATGCTTTGATGCGCTTAGAATCAGTTACTCCAGCATCTTCCGCATCATATTGCGCCTGCAACCTTGCGCGCGCCTCACCTTCAAGCTTCGACAACTCCAGTTTGCGCGCAGTTGTTTTCTCCAGTTTTTGAAGCTCTTTGCTATCACCCTGAGAGCCACTAACCTTGATTGGCTTGGTTGCTTCGGCGTTAGCTTTTGTCACTTTATCCAGATCGCCAATCAGCATGGCAGCCTTATTACTGACAACGCTAATACCTTCCGCCTGCTCCGACCATCCATCCAAACCAATAGCCGCCCATGTTTTAGCGCGGCGGGCGTACATCTCGCCGGTGCTTGTGAGGTCAGCCATTCGCTGCGATGCCGTCTGTGTCTTGCCTGCCATGTAATCGATAGCAGATGCCAGGTCATCAATCACGCGAACCATTAGCCCACTTGCACCAGTTGCATCGTTGATTGACTTAACCAAATCAGCAAAAGCAATATTCATGCTGTTTGTGGCCTGGCCAACTGTGCGAGGTAGCTTTTCAAACTCAGCATTAACACTACCGGTTTGCTTCATAATGGCATTAAGCGCATCCTCGGCGCTCAACTTACCTTCAAGCATACGCTTGCGTAATTCACCAACTGAAACACCAAGACCTGAAGCTATCTGGCGTGCAAGCTCTGGCATCTGCTCCAGGATGGAGTTGAACTCTTCTGCGCGAATCGTGCCACTGGCAATCGACTGACCGAACTGGCGAAGTGCGTTTGCCATTTCCTCTGAAGATGATCCGCCAATTCGGCCAATTTTTTGCAGAGTATCGGTCAGCGCAAGAATCTGTCCATTTGTTGCGCCAGCCGATTTTAGCGATGTTGTTAACTGCTCCCAGAGCTTTGCAGTATCCTGAAGGCTTGCACCTGTCTGCGAGGCAATCATGGACAGCGCCTGGAAAGTTGCTCGCCCTTGCTCAGCGCTTGGAACCAAGCGGTCAATGCGCGCTTGCAATTGCGTCATAGCATCGGCAGTATCAAGAAATGCTTTAGCATAAGAGATTATCTGGGAAATGGAGATTGCTGCAGCTATGGCACTAATGCCAGTCTTTAGACCAGAAGAAGATCTGCTGCCCTGGTCTTGAGCATTCTTCATGTCATAAAGCTGGCCAGTTAGCTGACCGATTTCTTTCCTTTGTGCTGCTGTTGCACCTGCACCAGCACGTAATTCAGCAGAAAGAATTGCAGCACTTCTTGCGCCGTTCTTATTCCGCTCCTCAAGAATGGCAATCTCGTTGCCAAGTGCCTCCATGGTTTTTGCAGCCTGAGAGCTGTCGCTGGCCGCGCGCACAACTGCTTTACCTGTACTTCTTGAGCTTGAGTCGAGATTCTTTAATCGCGCACTCGTTCTGTCGGCTGCCTTGCCAATATCATCAAATGCGCGATTAGCCTGCTGAGCACCAGTCAGTAAATCGGCAACATCAGCCCCAACCTCATAATAAATCCCACCAGCATTTTCGTTAGCCATTCAACTGCGCTCCTTTCTTTTCAGCTTCTTTTTTCAGGCGCTCGGCGCGCAGCTTATTACGTTGCTCATATAATGAATCGTACTCTTCGCGCGTATAACCTTTAGGCTCGGGATATTTGGCCTTAATCATCATCTGCAATTCGGTCATGGATAAATCTTCTGCTTCTTCGCGACTCAGCCCAAAGTGCGCACGCGCAGATGAAATGTATTCGACAGCATGGAATTCCTGGGTGGTTTTGCCAGCCTCAGCATGGCGCTGGGGTTGCTTGAGTGGCGACTTGCCGATAATGCCATGCTCCATAAGGTGAGATGCCAGGCGCACGATATCACCAACAGGCATTCGACCCGGCACATATACCATGCCACGCTTGCCATTTTTCCAGCCGCCAATCATTAATGTTAAATCTTCTTCGCAGCACGATTGCATAACAACCTGTGCTGCACTCAGCATGCTGCGCTGGTAATGTTTGGTGTTGATAGCCTTGGCAACATAAACTGGCACCACGCCACCGAACACATTCATGCACTGCTCGATGGTATTACGCACATCAAGCCCATTAAGTACGGCATATGTATGTACGATATCTTGCGGTGAGCCGATATTAATCATGGCGCGGAGTGATGGCTTAAGGAAAAATTGTTTGTCATTGCAACCAATGATCATCTCGCCAATTTCGGTCAGTGCGTTGCGCATGCTTTATCCTCTTTTTGCTGGCGAAGATTATAACATGCTTGACTCACACTTAATGGTGACGTAGATTTAATGAAGTAGATAACTCAGAGGATTCGAAGATGGAAAATTATTTTGTCCTTGGTTTGTTCGTGTTTGCTGCTTTGTTGCTTTACTTTGTGCCTACTATTCAGGCTTACAAGGTCAAACATAAGCAACGCGGCTCAATATTTATTTTAAATTTCTTTCTTGGGTGCACAGGTGCCGGATGGTTACTGGCTATGATTTGGGCCAGCAATAACAATTATGAGGATTAATCATGGACGACAGAGAAATCCAGGCTGACTTTGAGTACTACAGCGCGCTCTATGTAGACCAGGGATTCAGCAAAGAAGAGGCAGAAGAGAAGGCACGTGCGCTGGTTGAGATGATGAGTGGGGATAATATCAGTGACTAACTTCTCTTTGTACAATGGCGACTGCCTGGATTTAATGAAAGAAATTCCAAATGGTAGTGTAGACTTGATTTTGTGTGACCTGCCGTATGGCACAACACGGAATAAGTGGGACAGCGTGATACCCTTTGATCTGTTGTGGGAACAGTATCGACGCGTTGCGAAACCAACATCAGCAATTGTGCTGACGGCATCACAACCGTTCACCAGCGCGTTAGTAATGAGCAATGTCGAGTGGTTTCGGTACTCATGGGTGTGGGAGAAATCCGCTGCAACAGGGCACCTCAATGCAAAGAGAATGCCGATGAAACAGCACGAAGATATTTTAGTGTTTTCTCAGAAACCAGCGCCATACAAACCGCAGGGATTGCTGCCATACAATAAGGTCACTAAGCGCGGTAGCAATGGAACAAATTTTGGAAGTTCGGGCGCTGAGAATTTTCAGGAGTTCACGAACTATCCGCGTTCGATTATAAAATTCCCGTCTGACCCAAAATCGGTACACCCGACACAGAAGCCATCTGCACTGATGGAATATCTAGTACGCACGTACACGACCGATGGTGATGTGGTGCTGGACAACTGCATGGGTAGCGGATCAACTGGGGTCGCTTGTGCAAATACTGGAAGGAGGTTTATAGGGATGGAGATGGATGATGTTTATTTTAATATTGCCAGCAAAAGAATAAAAGAATCTTTCTCTGTTAAATAGGCCCCTTTCGGGGCCTTTTTATTACTGCTCAATCAGCATCGCTTCAACGCCAGTGCCGCCAGTAATAGCGATAACACCAGCCAGAAATGCCTTAATGTCGCTCAGGCGAACGAATGCAGAAGCGCCATCTGCAATCACGATATCCTTGCCGCCAGCAACGCTAATTGTGCCGCCGTAACCGGTTGGTGAAATCGTGGTGGCATTCGCGCCATCAATATTCACCGTTTTAGATGCGCCGGTATCGTTGCGCAGAATCAGCACCTGCGACTGTGTTGGCTTGTAAACCAGAGTGTCAGATGCGGTAAGCACAGTGACGTTTAGCGTACCAGGGCCACCAGCACCACGCACTGAGGTTGGGGTAATAGTTGCCATTATGCAGCCTCCTCAATGGTTACAGTTTCAGAAGCGGCAGGGTGAAGCTCCATAGAGAATGTCACGATATCGTTTGTACCAGCATCTCCACTCAGGGCGGTGATTGTTGCGTACATAACCATGGTGACCGGTCCAAACCCCAGGCGCACCCATACAGTTGGCTGACGGCGTGCTTTAAGCTCAGTAGCATAGTAAAGAACCATGCGGCCAAAACCGTACTCGTCAGATTTATCATTGGTGCGCACTTCACCTTCAGCTGTGATGGTGAAATCTGAGTTTGTAACCAGGGATTCCTGGAAGCCGCCAGTATCATCAGCTTCTGATGTAACGGTGTTCGGGCTGAAGTCAAAGCCCTTGGTGGTCAGCGCGCCTGCATATTTCCATTCTGCCTCGGTTGGCAGAACATCCGGGCAGCCATCTGCGATTTCGAGCGTGGCATTTCGGCCAACCAGCTTAATAGTATCATTCGGGCAAATCGCCATATTTAAATCCTCTAACGTTAAAGTGAGTGCTATAGCGCTGAGATTATATCACAGCAATGCGCAGACTTGACGGCAGTAGATAGCCGTAGTATATTTATCTCAGCCGCAGTTATGTGACCGACTGTGAGGGGGTTTAACCAGCCTGGCTGTTAGGTTTGACGCTTCGGAAAGACGAGGGCATAACAGGTAAGAGCACTGGAAGGTTTGAGTCCTTTAATGCTTAGTGCGCACTAAGTTCCAGGTGGCAGTGCTCTTTCCGTTGTGATGAATGCGCAGGCTGATGCGATATATATGAGATAAGCGCCCGGGTTGATCGCCGGTAAACGTGTACATAATAGCCTAAAAATATAGATTGGCACCTAATGCCGGAATTCAGCACCGGCCATCACAACCAAACCCCTACGCCTCACCTCTGCACCACCACCCTTTAGCCGCCTAGTGCGGCATTTTTTTTATTCTCCGTACCGGATGAGCAGTGCAATCTGGATAGCAACGCGCTTCTCGTCGGTCTGCATTGGCGTCTGCAGTGGATTAAGCAGGCGCACATAACCCAGGCATGAATCAACCGCATGATCTTTCACATACTGCATGATTTCCCGACCGCGTGTGACTATATCCTTCAGGTCAGTTCCGCCCTGCACGCCAAGCACCCATACTGTCGCGAAGTAATCATTCGACAGGTCGTCAGTAACGGAAGTGCCGCCTGCTGGCTGAATAACAATAAATTTATCTGTCGCCTTGCCCGTATCGCGCCAGAACATTTCCTGAACCTTGTAGCCATCAGTAAGCCCGGCATCTTTAAGGTACGCAGTAACGCGCTCTGTCATGTCAATCATCTGCGCATCTCTCGCATAATAGCGGCATCAACCATGCTGCGGGTATTCTCAACTGCTTTATCCAGGAATTTCGGCTCGCCATTTGGGCCCCAGTAAGCGCCATTGCCATTTGAACGGGGCTGGCCCTTCAGTTTTCCGCTGGCGTTATGTACGTACAGTGCATAGTTGGCAGAATAACCAATCCTGCCAGTGACACGCGTGCCGTTCACGTCAATGGTGCGATACTGGCTGTTAATCAGCGTGCTGGTATCGATGGGCGTCATGCTGGCCGCCTCAGTAGCAATAATGATGCTGGCACTGGTGAGGGCCGTCACAATCTTCTGAGAAGAAATCTCATCGACAATCTTATTCAGGTTTTGCTGTGCCTGTTTGAGCCCAATTAGTTTCCCAGCCATAACGGTCACCAAATTAATTTAAATCATGTTGATTCTACCACGAAACGCAAATACTATATCTACTACTAAAGCAGGTGGGGTGGTGAAAATTATGTTAACTCAAGAAAGACTAATGCAGAAGGTTAATTATGATCCGGATAGCGGCGTGTTTACCTGGAAGAAAGGGAGAGGGCCGACGAAGGAAGGTGCAACTGCTGGCAGGCCTCACAATAGAGGTTACACAAGGATAGCTATCGACTACAAGGATTATCTAGCTCACCGCTTAGCCTGGCTATACGTCCACGGAGAATGGCCTCGTGATGAGATTGATCACATCAATGGTGACAAAAAAGATAATCGCATTAAAAATCTCAGGCAGGCCACAAGGACTGAGAATTGTAGAAACGTCAAGGTTCACAAGAGGAACAGACTTGGAATAAAGGGCGTGACTGAAAGAGATGACTGCATTAAGAGATTTTCTGCACACATCATGATAGAAGGAAAGGTTTTACACCTTGGCAGATACGAAACAGCAGAAGAAGCAAAGGCCGCATATAATGAAGCAGCCTTAAGGCATCACGGTGAGTTTTTCAAAAGTTAACCAGTAATTATGGCGAAATCGGGTGGCTCCATGCGCCCGAATACGTTGCCAAAATTTACCACGTTCAACACTTCCTGCGCGCCAGCATCCAGCGGATTAAGCTCTGTAGATATACCCAGCACGATATAGTCATGCTCCTTGATGCCAGTGTACTCCGTCCAGTATGTGTCTTTGGCGACGATTTCATTGCCTGACTGGTCGGTCATGACCTTGCCGTTAAATCCATAGTCGCACATGATCGCTACTGGCGCGGAGAATCCACCTTCCACCGCCATCGGGTCATCTTCATCCGGCTCCTGCCGGTGCCATACGGTAGCTGGTTGCGTGTAACTCCAGTTCGCTATGCTGGTCATTCTGCAATCCGCACATAGAACATGAATTTAGGCAATGGCAGGCGAAGCGCGCATAATATTGCTGCAGGCCATAGGCAGTATCGTCTGATTCCGATATTAACCTTAATCTCATTTATCTTGTTCATGAACATCTCCGCGAACCAGTTACCACCTTAAAGAATGGCTTGGCACTCTCGTTCGGGTCAGCAACTAAATCACCAGTGCATCCCGCAGGGTCAAGAAGGCGCATCTGGTTATAAAGAGTTGACCAGGGCTTAGTGCCGTATGCGAATGACTGACTTGCCCCTGACGGAGCTGACTGGCTTGTGACGTAGCGGCCTGATGTGGATGTCGAAAGCAGCAGTGCAGCATAGAGCAGAATTGCGTTCTGGCGGCACTCATCACCCGGGTAGTTCAGCTCCAGGCACTCAGTGATTGAATCCAGCAAGCAAAGGATGCCAGTAGCCTCAATCAGGCTGAATGACACGCCGCGCGATGCCAGTGCCGTAATTAACTCATCAGTTGTTGGGGCGGCCATATTTCTTCTCCATACGGGCTTTCCACCACATTTCGAAAATGTTCTTCACCACAAGTGAAATGGCACCAGCGATTGATGCTACTGCTGCCCATTCAGTTATAGTAAGGTCCATAAAGCCTGCCACCTGTGTGATAATCTTTTCCTGTTCGGCTGCCTTCAGTCCTAACCCGGTACCAATGGAAGCATAGCCAGCTTTATCAATTATCTGACCGGCTGTTCCGTTGATCACCTGCTCTGCGGCCTGTCGAAATCCTTCGTTCATTTCTCACCTCGCTGATGATGTATCGCCAGCACTTGTAAATCTGCCACAGCCCGTAGGCCAGTGCCGCGACCCCAATTAATATGTCCAATTTCGCCACCCCATTTAGTCGCGCACGAAAGGTTGAAGAGAGGGACGGCGACCACTAAGAATGCATACTCGGAGTGTAGCGGAGTTTCAACAGGCGTGATGTACTGCCAGGTAAAAGACTCCACCGCAACGAGCCATTCGTAAATACACATTGATAGTGAACACAGCGC